CATTCTCTGGCACTGCAGGAACAGTTCTTGAAGAATATCTAGGTCTTTCTCAGATTACCGGTTCTATCGGAAATGATGGAACATCACTCTATTATGTGGATGTGATCAATACCCAATCTCAATATATCTGGTGGGGACAACATTCAACAAGATTCAACCCAACATTGGTCGGAAATCCAGTTGTTCAAAATGCTAACTATTTTGAATCTACTCTAGCATTTCTATTTGATTATGCTCTTGCTGGTGGTTCTGATGGTGTGACATTGACTGATGCAGACTACATCAATGCAAATTCATATTTCAAGAACAAGAGCAATGTCAATATTGCTCTATTGATTGTCGGTGCACAAGACTCAACAGTTGCATTGGATGCAATTCAGAATATCGCTGAATACAGAACAGACTGTGTGGCTTTCATTTCACCACCAGCCGAGTGTGTTGTTGGTGCAGCTGATCCGCTTGAGAATGTCATCGGATATCGTGATTCTAGCTTGACTCAGGCATACCCATTTGGTTCTAACACTCTCGGTGGCTATTCATCTTCCTATGCTGTTCTAGATAACAACTGGAAGTATATGTACAACAAGTATGCAAATAACTACCTATGGATACCTACTTGTGGTGATATTGCTGGATTGTGTGCAAGAACTGATGCGATGAATGATGAATGGTGGTCTCCAGCTGGTTACAATCGTGGTTTTATCAAGAATGCAATCAAGCTTGCTTATAACCCAGACGAGCCAGATAGAGACGAATTGTATCCTGTCAACATCAACCCAATCATTTCTGAACCGGGTACAGGTCCACTTCTTCTTGGTGATAAGACTCTTCAGACGAAGCCTTCTGTATTCAGCAGAATTAACGTTCGTCGTTTGTTCATCGTTCTTGAGACGACAATCACACTTGCTGCAAAGTATAGTTTGTTCGAGTTTAATGATCAGTACACTCAAGCTGCTTTTGTTTCTCTAGTAGAACCTTTCTTGAGAGATGTACAGGGTAGAAGAGGTATTATTGATTTTGACGTGATTTGTGATTCTACAAATAACACACCACAAGTCATCAATAGCAATAGCTTTGTTGGATCGATATTCGTTATCCCAAATCAATCTATTAACTGGATTCAGTTAAATTTTGTCGCAGTCAATAACGGAGTTCAATTCTCGACTATTACTGGACAGATTTAATAGCGTGATAAATAACTATAACAGTAAAGATTCAGGAGTTTTACAATGCCGTTTGACATAACCGCTTTTAGGGCAAAATTGGTAGGTGGTGGTGCAAGACCTAATATGTATGAGGTCATCTTGACCGCACCTCCTTTTGTTGGTTTGGACACAGAACAGTTTGCCTTTATGTGTCAAGCTGCCTCTCAACCAGAATCGACAACTGGTTCATACAAGCTTTACTACTTTGGTCGTCCTACAAGTCATGGTGGTGATCGTACATTCTCTCCATGGCAGTGTGAAATTATTTGTGATGAGACTTTCGATTTAAGAAATGCAATGGAAACATGGCAGACTCAAATTGCATCTCATACTACAACAAATGATGCGCAGCGTGGTGGTGGTGCAACTTCTGCTCCTAATTCATATGTTGGAAAAGCGACTGTTAACCAATATTCAAAGACTGGTCAGATCATAAAGACATACAGTTTCAATGCTTTGTGGCCTACTGCAGTTGGTGGAATTGCACTCGGATGGAGTCAAAATGACACTATTGAAGTGTTTCCAGTTACGTTTGAATACGATTACTTTACTACAAATTCTGTCCTATAAAACTTATAAATCAAACCATTGGGACAATAGGGGATATGAAAATATCCCCTTTCTTTTTACATTTATCACCATGATGCTTTGTGTAATTTCCAACATCCATTATCGTTCCACAATGTGGGCATTGTAATTTCTGTCTAACTCGTCCTCTCAGAGAAGCAGCAACCTTATCATTATGCTCCTTAGTATGAGTTCTACCTGTTAAAGAAATTGATTGCTTTCTTCTTTGTTCTTCTGATGGAACCTTCCCAATTAGAGTTTGCCAGTAAATCTTTGCAGATTTACTATTTTTCATTGATTCAGATCGCAATTTTCTTTCTTCTTTACTTTTTGGGATTTTATTCTTTGATCTTGAAATTTTCCAATTAGCAATATGATCAGGTGATTTTGGTCCTCTTTTAACTCCCTTCCAATGTTTAAAATTTCCACCTTTACCACCTAAACATTTATTATAACACATTGGATCATCCAATATAATTTGTGTTACAAGTTCAGATTCACCTATAAAAGCCGCTTCTTCTGAATCGTAGAAATTGAGAATTTCTCGTTTAAAATTCTCTCTACCATATTTTCTTATAGCAGCCTGTAAATGTTTATTTGTTCCGAGATATCGGTCTTCAAGAACTTCTGAAGAGTGTTTTCCAAGGTAAAATTTACAATTAATTAAATTAGTGGTCTTGTATGTGAAGTGATAAATACCCATGCTGCCAACATCCTTAAAGTGGTTAAAGTAGAGCTAGTGGGTTTGCCGACCGCGACTAGCATTCTTTATTTATACCGACAAGTTAAATAATACACAGTTTATCATATTGAGGTTATCAATGAGCAGCCGACTTTTCGGGTTTGTCATCAATAATACAGAGGTAGAGGAACAAATTCGTCGTGCACCTGTTCAACCCAGTGCTGACGATTCTTCTATTGAAGTAGGCTCTCCTGTTGGTGGAATGGCTCAGCAACAACGTATTATCGGTACTGACAACACCTATCGTTCAGAAAATGCTCTCATCAACAAATATCGTGACTGTGCATCTTCACCATTCATTGACAATGCTGTTGATGCGATAACCACCGAAGCTATTGTGAATGATGATGGTTCGAAGAATTCAGTGGAAGTGAAATTCACAGAGGATACAGCCCTTCCAGACACTCTCCAGAAACAGATTCAGCAGGAATTTGATTATGTCCTGAAGATGTTTGACTTCAAGCTTTCTGGACATGATATCTTCAGACGATGGTATGTTGACGGAAGAATCTATTTCTTTAAGGTCATTGACGAAAAAAATCCCGGTGCCGGTATCAAGGAACTTAGATACATCGATCCTAGAAAAATCAAGAAGGTTAGGATGTATGGAAATGATCGAGACAAGCCAGTCGATCAATTTTCGGCAATGAATGTGTCATTTGTGGAATTTTGGTTGTTCTGTGATACAGGATTGGATTCTGGTGCACAGTCCTATATGACTTCTATTCCACAAGGTCAGAACATTATCTCGATTGCCAAAGATTCTATTGCCTATTCGACATCTGGAATGTTTGATCCTTCTGGAAAGATGATCATTTCTCATCTTCACAAAATTTTGAGAACCTTTAATCAGTTCAGAATGCTGGAAGATGCTGTTGTCATCTACAGAATGGTTCGTGCGTCTGAGAAGAGAAAGTTCTTGATTGATGTTGGGAATCTTCCAAAGCCAAAAGCTGAGGCTGCAATGCGTGACCTGATGGTCAAGTTCAAAAACAAGCTTGAATACAATGCCACAACCGGTGAACTGGTTAATGATCGTCGTTATGTAGCAATGACAGAGGATTATTGGTTTGCTGTTCGCGGTGGTCAACAGGGAACAGATGTCGAGCAATTCCCCGGTGGTGCTTCGCTTGGAGAAGTGGATGATTTAAGACTATTCAAAGAAACTCTATTCCGTGGATTGAATGTTCCAATTTCCAGAATTGATCCGGGCGCTGCAACGGTTGACTTCTCTTCCAATGGAAGTCAGATCAGCCGTGATGAACTCTCGTTCAATCGATTTATCAATCGATTACGTGCCAGATTCACCCTAATTCTTCAGGATGTGCTTTCTTCTCAGCTTGTCCTGAAAGGTATTGTCACCAAGGAAGAATGGGATGATTTCAAGGATCAGGTCATCTTTGAGTGGGCTAGAGACTCTTATTATGCAGAACTGAAAGATATTGAAATCATCCAGACCAAGATGCAGGCTGCTGGTTTGGCTCTTCCTCTTCTTAAAATTCTCGTTTCCAGAGAATATATCTGGCGTGAAATTTTCAAGTTTGATGATCAACAGATCAAGGATATGACAAAGCAACTGGATGATGATTTCTCTGTCTTGTCTGAACAGGAAGCACAGGCTGCAATGATGATGCAACCACCACCAGAACCAAATGGAATGGACAATCCTACAGACATGAATGTTCCTGTTGGAGAAAGTTTCCTCTTTGACAGTATTGAAGACGTTCAACTGAAAGGTGCAATGATCAAACTATTTGAAAGAATGACGCACAAGAAAGGTTAAATTTTAAGTGAAAGACCTTAGCAAAATTGCTGAGATTGTTTCTTTCGTAGCGGTATTTGCTAAAAGTGAAATTGAAAAGAGCATTGTAGAAGTTCAAGCCAATCTCTACAAGAAACTGAAAGAAGATTTACAGTCAGTCACTCAGCAAATCAACGAAGAGTCAATAGAAGCCGAACGAATGTTCAAGGATAATGTTGCTCTGAAGAGCGATGTGTCTGAAGCACAGGATTCGGCTGTCTATATTGCTAAAGGTCAAATTGATCAATCTACAAAAAGATTGACTCGTATCATAGAAGATACCAACACATTTTTAACCAATAGTATTTCATCATTATCTAACAGACAGATCATTGCTGAACGAGCATTGACCGACGCACTTCAACAGACAGGGTTGAATTTTTCCGATAGACTTGCAGTGCTTTTGGAAGATGTGAACGCATTATCTGAAAAACATAGTGAAACACTGAAGGAAGTTGTTATTGATTCAAATAATGCCCTTGATGTGATTCATGTGGCCGTTTTGGATGAATCAATTTCTAGAATTGCTCAACTTGGTTTTGAATTTGAAGAATCTATGTCTAATCTTACTTATAAAATTAACGAAACCATTGACACTTCTATGAAAATTAAGACATTTACAGGTGAGATTGGAGATACAGCTTATAGTGTAGATGAAATTGTGTCTGTTTTAAAATTAAATGGATTATTGAAAGTTTGATTATTAGCTTGCAATCGTAATCAACGAAACTGGTGTTTCCAAGATCAATTTGTCTATATTCGGAGATGTTTCCGTCCCTACACATGTCTTCATGTCACTCGAATGGCTCATCAATGGGGATGCATAAAAGATTTCCTTAAATATCCTATAGTTCAATCGAATTTGGGAAATATCTGATGGCAAATCTATTAAAAGTTCGTGAGTATGTTACATCTGTTCTGAATAGAGAGGGCGCTAAGACCCTCAATGAACATGTTGCTGACTATTCATTGTCTGCTCTTTCTGAGAGTGTTGATTCTATTGTCGAAGGTAGAAAGGACTATACCGCTCATGCAGTCGATACATGGATGAAGCGTAAAGAATCCGGCTATCAGAAGAGAAAGAATGCCGAGAAGGATAAGAAGAAAATTGATGAAGCTAAGTCTGGTAATATTTTTGACAAACACCTTCTTAAAATTGCAAAAGACACACTGAAAATGTCTGATGTTGGTGCAAGAATTATGGGTGGTATGACTAAAGAAGAAGCTAGAAAGCATATTCATCGTATTACTGGAAAGTATCCAAAAGAAACAAACGAATCCATCAATGAAGGCGAAGTCAAGACTGTCTATAACAAACTTCTAGGTGGTTGGTATAACGTTCGTGGAAAGCATCAGACACCACTAGGTGGTCGATTCGATTCAAAGGAAGCAGCTGTCAAACATTTGAATCGCAATAAGAAGCCTGCGAATGAATCTGTTGTGAATGAAGAATTTGAAGGACACATTCATGCTCTTCATAAATTCTTGGATATGACAGGTGGACAAACAATCCATACAGATAAATTTCCATCTTTAGGAAATAAAAAATATGCAATGGCTCGTCACCACGCAAGAATGGCAATATCGAATTTTAAAAGTTCTGAAGGAGCATCACCAGAATATAAAGAAAATTATCTAAAAAATGCAAATAAACACCTAGCAAAGGTTGAATACCATATCAATCGCATTCACGGAAAGAGATAGCTTAATGTCCAAGAATCAACCTCAACTAATCTCAGAAGAGTTTTACCTCACACCAATCTGTGAAGCTATCAACGGTCAAAAGCAGTGGTATTTGAAGGGCATCTATGCTCAAGCAGATGTCATCAACAAGAACGGTAGAATCTATTCAGAAGCAGTTCTAGACAATGCTATCAATGGTTTCATCAACGAGTACATGAACAATAATCGTGGTGTTGGTGAGCTTAATCATCCACCTAGAATTGCTGTTGATCCAGATAGAATTTGCCATCGTGTCCTTTCATTGGAAAAGAGTGGAAAGAACTGGAATGGAAATTCTGTCGTTCTGAACACCACCTGTGGAAAGAATGTCCAAGCTCTTCTGGAAGGAAACATCAGAATTGGTGTCTCTACTCGTGGATTTGGAACCATGGAAGATAATTCTGCTGGTGTCAAAGTCGTTCAGGATGATTTTAAGATTGTCGCTATAGATGCGGTTTTTCATCCGTCAAATGCTCCATTAGTCACTGCAATTTTGGAAGGTCAAGACCTTTCATTGATCACAGAAGATGTTGAGAGTGTCAATTTTATCCAGAGCATCAGAGAAGATGTTTTGAAGGCAAATGCAAAGATGGTCAACGAACAACAGTTGGCAGCATTCGAAAAGTTCATCAAATATATTTCAAGAACTTAAACTTCACTAAATACTTCATTATACACGTAATAAAAATTCAGTAGGGAGCATTTTAACATGGCATCAAAATTGGAACAGACCATCAGAAATCTACTCAAGGAAGATGAGGGTACAGCCATTGCTGAACCAGCTGCTAACTTGATTGAGAATCCAGAAGACGACAATGAAGAATTTGCCGAGAATCCAGAAGTTACCGATCCAATCGAATCACCAGTTCTCGAAGATGCACAGCTTGTCAATCAACACAGACAGGCAGCAGATTTGATCAGCAAGTATCACAAGAATGATCCAGAAGCTGCAGCTGTTGTTTCTGCTCACCAGAATGCACTAAATGCTTTCGATACCAAAAATCCTTCTGCTCATATGCTTTCCAAGAGAGCTTTCAGAATGAATGCTCAATTCGACCGTATGGACCCACTTCATGAAGATGATGGAATGGAAGATGTCGAACTCGATCCAGATATTTCTGAATTGGGTAATGGAAATATCGATACCTACAAAGATCAATCTTCACTCGGTGTAACCCAAGTTTCAGAACCAGAGATGCCAACAATGCCTACAGCCGAGATGGGAACCTACATGCGCGAATCAATCAGCAAAATGACATTTGAGGATGTCAAGGTTGATCGTTCAGAATTTGGTAAGTTGTTTGAAGGTCAGGGTCTGACTGAGGAAACCATCACAAAGGCTGTCGATCTTTTCGAATCGGCTTGTAATTCTAAAATTGCTACTGTGCTTTCTGGTGTCATCAAGACGATTGCAGAATCTGCAGAGACAATGTTCCAGTCCAAGATCAATGAAGAAGTTGCAAACATCAGGGCTATTGCAGAAGAAACTTCTGCTCAGTGGTTGACAGAGAATCAGATTGCTATTGAATCTGCTACTCGTTCCAACATTACAGATTCCTTCATCTCAGGTCTTCGTACTCTCTTTGTAGAACACTACATCGAAATTCCAAAGTCCAAGGTCAATCTCCTAGAAGCATTCCAGTCCAGAATTGAAAAGCTTGAGGAAAGTGTTTCAATTGAAATGGGTAAGACCCTAGAAGCCAAGAAGCTTTTGACTGAGAGTCAGAAGACTCTTTCTCTGGTTGGATATACCAAGGGATTGACAACACTCCAAGCTGAAAAGGTTACACAGATTGCTGAAGGTATCGAGTTCACAACAGCAGAAGAATTTGTTGCCAAAGTGAAGACGATTGCTGAAGGCGCAGTGGCTGCAACAGTTTCAACTACTGCTAAGACAGCTGCTCCAATTTTGGAAACAGTCGGTGCGACAGTCGTTGATCCTACAACACAGGTTGTGAATGAAGAGGCAATTGATCCAATGGTTGCAAGATACATCCAACACGCAAAGAACGAAGCACTCTAAGCGCAGTCGGTTGATTCAAAAGAATTTCTGCACAATAAAGTTTCATAAATAAAATCATAGTAACAACTAAACAACAGAGGAAGACAACACATGAAGGTCAATAAGCAAATTCTCGCAAAGTGGAAGCCAATTCTTGAGAATGAATTTTATCCAAAGATTCGTGACAACTACCGTAAGCAGGTTACTGCTACATTGCTTGAGAACCAAGAAGTTTCTATCCTCAAGGGCGAAGCTATTGATCGCAACATCCCTCGTGAGTTGATTCTCGAAAATGAAGTTCCTTCCAACGTTTCTGCAAACTTGGGCGGACCTCTCGCTAACAACACAACCAACGTTTCAGGTTATGACCCAGTTTTGATTAACTTGGTTCGTCGTAATATGCCTAACTTGATCGCTTATGATATTTGTGGTGTTCAGCCAATGACCATGCCTACCGGCTTGATCTTTGCTCTACGTACCAAGTATATCTCAAGCCCACCAGCTTCTGCTCCAGCAGGGTTGTTATCTCTTCCAGAAACCAACTATAACGAAGTTAACTCTGCATTCTCTGGTACTGGATCACAGACTGGTAATTCTCCAGCTGCGTTGAATAACGGTGGAACATACACCTACGGTACTGCACAGCCAACCCTAACCGGTGAAATGTTGGGTACTCCGGGTAATCCTTTCCCAGAAATGGGTATCACCATCGAAAAGGTTACAGTCTCTGCTCAGACTCGTGCTTTGAAGGCTGAATACACCTCTGAAATTGCACAGGATTTGAAGTCTGTGCATGGATTGGACGCAGAAACAGAACTTGCAAACATCTTGCAGGCTGAAACACTCGCTGAAATCAACCGTGAAGTTGTTCGTACCGTTTATGTTATTGCAAAGCCCGGTTGTCAGAACACCGATTTGACCACTCCCGGTACTTTCGACTTGAACCTAGACTCTAACGGTCGTTGGGCTGTTGAAAAGTTCAAGGGTATGTTGTTCCAGATCGAGCGTGAGGCTAACCAAGTTGCTCGTGACACCAGACGCGGTCGTGGTAACATCATCATCTGTTCATCTGACGTTGCTTCCGCATTGGCAATGGCAGGCGTTCTGAACTATGCTCCTGCCCTTTCAACAGGTTTGGACGTAGATGATACTGGTAACACCTTCGCTGGTATCCTACAGGGTCGTTACAAGGTCTACATCGATCCATATGCAGTCGCTTCTACACCTACAGCTGAAGCACACGCTGGATTCAACTTCTTCGTTGTTGGATTCCGTGGATCAAGTGCTTATGACGCAGGTTTGTTCTACTGCCCATATGTTCCACTCCAGATGTTCAAGACTTTGGACAGCGAGACCCTACAGCCTAAGATCGCCTTCAAAACGCGTTACGGCATGGTCGCAAACCCATTCGCACAGGGTACGACAGTTGGACTTGGTGCGTTGACAGCTTCTGCGAACGTGTACTACAGACGTTCTAGAGTTATCAATTTGACCGGTACAGCAGTAAGCTAAACCAAGTAGTTGAAAGTTTTGAAGAAATCCCCTTAATTGGGGATTTCTTTTTGTGCATAGTAATAGTGCTCATTTGATGAAAAACTAAATTTTACAAATCTATTTTCTTCCAGTTCATTAAACTCTTTTGGAGTTAAATCTTTATAACATTTTTCTGCTGATTTACACTTTTGTACTAAAATTTTCACTTCGTTATCGGTGATTGTATCACGCTTTAATAATTCATACCACATCCATCGTGAAGCAACTTTCATTAAATTTTTAGATTCAGTCTTTGCTTTGATACTATTGATGACTTGTTGCTTTGTATCAGCATCAAGTGAATCTAACTCAGTGATAAACCTTTCTTCTCCAGCACGGCAAAATCTTTCTGGTAAAACACATTTACTACTGATAAATCCGTGTGGAAACTCGTTTGAATAATCCTTTGCAACTCCAAACCAATTGAAAGAGTGTACACATGTCGGTTGAATCCAGTATGGTATGGAAATTAACCAATGATTTGAGTCTATTTGAACCCATTCTGTAATAGATGAATCTCGTTCGGCCTCAACAACAGAATTTATACAATAGTGATGATGTCCATTATATTCATATAGAAGTGTAATCTCTTTTGTTCTATATTCGTCTAACATGACGCCATCTTCATCAAACATATCAGCATCTTCGGATGATGCGGTACATCCAGATTCAGAAGCATCTATATTGCTGGTAATAGAATTGTGCAATAGATTAAAGTCTTTTTCTTCTATGACAACAGCGAAATCATATTTTTTACCATAGTCGTACTGGGGAATAATCTTTTGATTTGGATAAACAGACATTAGAATATTACCAAGTGTCTGTTCGGTTAGATAATTTGTATTCATCTTTATATTTTAAACCAATTCAAACAACCTGTCAATCCTCAACTGGAATATTAGCTTCAATCCAGTCAGCAATTTGTGGGAATGTGTAATTCAATCTATCATTCATTCCGATCAGTTCGCCTTTTTGATTAACGTCTATCCCACACCAATTGTCTGGAAGAGACGCATATTCTTCAGACCCATCATCGAATTGAAAAAGACTCATATTTTCACTTACAATTTTTGGAACTTCACAAATATTAGCTAAAACACCAAGACAGCAATTTCCATATGGTGTTTCTAGAGCATCAGTAATCTGTTTGCTCTCAGGATGACGAAGCTTCACACACCATTCATCACATAGTTGTCTTTTCATTTTAGAGTCCGTATGTTGAGAAAAATGGTTTTTTATTCTTGATTTGTAAGTCAATATGTATCCTTGCTCTCACAAATATAAAAATAAAACCGAGACCAAAGACTATCGGATAGGCAATCAAGGCTGCAGTTCCTATACTCGCGTCATAGAAATAATTACCATTTGGTGTTATGGAATTCCATAACACAGGATCAATTATTGGCTTTAGAACATTTAACTCAACAACAGATGTCATTATAAGTCCAAGGATTATCCACACACTAAATCCTTCAAACCACATCCAAAATGACCACTTCAATAGATCAATGGTAGATATTTCTTTTACAATTTCAATCTCTTCGATCATTCATCCTCTCCTGTTCTACAGAACGATCATGAGCACCAATCAGATAGATTGGAACCATAAAGACAGCTATGAATACACAACCACCAAAGAAGCCAATGAGTCCACCGCGACCAGCACCGGCCATTCCACCCATCAGGATGAATATGATGAGCCACGCAGTTCCGGGATGTTCACCCATATCGGGGAGATTTCCACATCCTTTGATGATCCTACGAAAAGTTTTCAAGCAACTTCCTCCGTGGTTAATGTGAAGAAGTATATTAGAGTTTTAAAATTTGATCAGTAGTTTTGATAAATCCAAAAGATTGAAGATGTTCAGGAGTCAAACGTATCATCTTTATCCTCAATGTTTTCTATTCTAGGAATCAAAATTTTATCCCATTCCTTTAATCGGTGACAACTACAAGTACAAATCATTCCACCATATTGTCCATTTGGAGGTTTTATTCTACCGGGACAAATATCACAATGACATTGATCAGCGGGCTTTAACCAGACCATCTAAAACTCCCAATCCAGACGATCAAACTTCTCTCTAACCGCTTCCATTGTTCCAGAAATAATATCATAATGAAATTCTTCTGTCGGTGTTGGCATATCTGGTCTTGTTAAAAGAAAATAATCAACATCTTCCTGTTCAAACATGTACATATACCAATGTGTGTTCACTCAACATCCACCGGAATGCAATACTTTTGTTTGGCCGAGACAAGTGACTTTATGATGAGTGTCACAAAACCGGGTGTCTTGATTTCAAACTTATTTTCGATTGTGAAGATTGGTGTGGATAGAAATCCTGTGATTGCATTTTCTTCTACGAGTTTTCCGACAACATAGAGAATGAAAGACCACATCACAACACTCATCATATCAATTATGTAAAGTCCAACATCATCGATATTTCTTTGATAATATTGATGAAAGAGTGGAGTGAACAAAATCCAACCTACAGTACCAATCGATAAAGTTCCAAGAACGATAAGAAGTGTGAGTATAATGGCACCAAACACAACAACCCAACAATAACCACATAGATGTTTTGGTTCTTGGATGCTGATGACTTTATAGAATGAATAATGCCATGAATCTCTTTTGATTGTGAGTCTGTTCATTTAAAGATACCTGTAGTTTGTCCACCAGCCAGTAAGGGGCCAAATTCCAACCATCAGGCCCAGTTTAAGTGTATTTGGTTTATTACAATACGAGTTTGGATATCCAGTCAAAGAAAGTCTCATAAAGAACCACTGAATAATTAGAAAATTTATCCAGAACAACCAAGTCTTTCCAAGAAATTTCTTTGTTGGTCGTTTCACGTTAGAGATACCTGTCGATGTAAGCAGCAATCTGTTTAAAATTTAAACGCTTTTCGTCGTTGAGACTAACAAGCTTTTTCTGATTGTCTTTACTCAATTGACAAAAGTTAAGTGTCTTCGAATCAAGTTCTCCATCGCCATTTTCTAAGAGGTCTACCACACTCGGAAGCTGTCCTTCAATGACTCTACAAAGAACACCTAGACAACAATATGAATCACCATCACAGAGTGTTTCAATTGTCTGTTCATATTTGTCACTGAGAAGAGCCTTAACCCACTTCTTCTTGATAGTTTTTTTCATCTTTTGCATAAATTTTCTCCGATTGTAGCACGATAGTATCAAATTTCTAATACTATTGTGCTACATGTTCACATCAGAGAGCGCGAACTTGCGCCCAATACAGAGCCTTGGTTCCAGCCACCAGCTTGCGATTTACAGAAGTGGACTGAACGAAGATGTTGAAGTTTCCATGATCACCCGGATTGACAGCGACTGATCCAACTTCAGGCAGTCCAAGCAAATTACGAGCATGGGAACCAGAGTAGTAGAACCCGGAAGTCTTGTTCTGGATCACAATCTTCTTGTGGTCCTGAATGGCCTTCTCGCGCTTTGTCAACTGATAGAAACCCTGACCGAGCAAGTAGTTGTTGCGCTGCTCTTCGAAGAAGTCCCGAATCTGCTTGCCATCATCCTTGGTCTTGACATCATACACCTCAACCTCAGAGGTGATATTGTCCATCTTCTTGTGAACATCCTTGGCCTGAACGTTGCTCAGATCAGTGTAGAAAGAAGACGAAGAGGTCTTTCCAGCCGAACGAGCAGCATAGAAACGCTTTACAGCACTGGTCGTTTCTACAGTTGCAACTTCGACACCACGTTCGGTCTGGTCCCATCCCAAAATATTTGCAGCCGGGATTCCGAGACGGACAAGTCCATCAACACAATTGCGAGGTACACGGAAGACGAAAGTCCAGCGATCACTCTTTTGGAGAGAGTTGATGATTTCACCGAGCTTGTGTCCGCTCATACGAGAGTTGTTATCACCACCATCGGTCGTTGCCATGACGATGAAAGACACATTGGTTTCATTATAGTCAGGCACCTTCTGCAACGCTGTGATTGTCTCATAGATAGCATCAAACAAAGGGGTGGAATCACCAGTCACATCATAGTGACCGGGTTGAATAGGACGTAGAACAGCGATGCTTGAGTTCTGTGCCTCAAAGACATTTCGTGCAGGACGGCCAATGCCACATTGCATGACATAGGCGACTGTATCTTGTCCTTGAACGATGGATTCAGTCTTGAAGGACTGAATCATTGCATTGTAATCCTTGGCTGCAGCTTCCTTGATGGTTCGCATCGAGCCGGTATGATCACGAACAATACCGAGATAATTCTTGATTAGATTTGCCACTGATATTTCCTCTATGAGTTGAAGTTTAGACAGTTTACTACTTGTTACTATTATACTACTTTGGACTGATGCTGTCAAGTTTTAAAGTTGAAGGTGACTTTCTTTGCAATGGCTTGGGTAAGTTTCATGATTAAAAATCCGAGTAGTAAAAATCTTGAGTGTAAACAGTGTATAGGTCATGTCCAATCACATAACTGACCTTCACTTGTCCATTGTGGTGATAGAGACTATTCACAATAATCTTCCCATGAATCACTATTTGTGTCTTGACAAACTGCTTGGTAGCTTTCTCAGCAGCCCTAGCTTGCTTCAGAAGCTTTGCAATCTGTTCGACACTGGTAAATTCGTAGTTCACAGGTTTCTCCAAATTTCAATAAACACATCTTAAATCAAATTTGAAATCTTCTCAACTACCGTTCATCGGATCGTTAAATATTCAGATATGACAATCATCAACTATACAGCCACCAATGGACTTTATGTCTCTGTCAAACCGACTCAGTTGTCCAGAGACACGATTTCACGTCTACAAGCCTTTGGCGACCATTCTGAGCCACCAGAAGAGCTTCACTGTACCATCGCCTATTCCAAGACGAGCGTGCCTGTAGGCTCAGCAGAAGCGGCTGTAATGGCAGCACCAACAAGATTCTCAGCATCTGCAATCGGATGTGAAGCATGGCCGGGAAGTGATGGAGATGGCTATATCGTTTTGCACCTTTCTAGTGCATCACTCCATTCAGAAAATAGGACATGGAAGGCTCTAGGGGCAACATCAGATTTTGATACCTATAAACCGCATGTCACCATTGCCAAGAATCTAGATATCGAAAAGTATAAATATCAAGTCCAACACATTGATAAACAACTAAAAAGCAATCCTCTCCCATTGACTTTCTTTCAGTTGTTGATTAGTGACCTAAAGAAATGAACATCAAACTAACAATCGGAGAATTTTAACGTGGATTTCCTTCCATATGTAACTGACCATGCTACTAGTATTGCCGCTCTTGCTACCGCTCTAGGTTCAATTGTGATTTCTCAGAGAAAGCTTTCAATTACTACAGCTAAAGAAAATGCAGAAAGACTCAAAGAGGATGCTGAGAAAAAAGCTAGACAAATTCGTGATGAAGTTAGTGCAGCTGCCAATAGCATCAGAAAGTCATCATCAGAAGCCATGACAGAATTGAAAAATGAGTTGAAAATTGAGATTAAAAAATATGAGGGGAAATGGATCGAATGTGAAGAGCGAGACACCGATAACAAGGTCCAGATAGGTAGTTTAAAAACTGAGTTGAGTGGTGTAAAAGAACGATTAGATGACTGTGAACAGAACCATAGAGCCAAGCCTAAACCAACTGCAAGACGTAAGAAGAAATTTTAACGATACTTCCACTTTAAGTTTAAACCATAGGCACTACCAAACACTTCTCTGTAATAGTAAGGTAGTTTGGAATAGTCACCATCAAGATTTTCTGGCATTGCTTTAACAATCCTTTCCATATTATAAGGCTCTGATAGCGTTTCATCATACCAGCGCCTTGTTTCCATTAGGACATTGTAGAAGTGGATATAGGCAGAAGCACGCTGTGCATAGTATTCGGGATTGATTGGGAGTTTCCACCCTTTAATCTTTCCAATCGCTCGACGCTCACAGTCTAGCTCACAATCCCTACACAAACCAATAATATTCTCCCTTTGTTTCCTAGACAGAGTAATTTCACCATTCAACCAAAGTTCCATGACAGAATTTGAGTCAGAGGAAGACATGATCGTATTGGTCCATTCTGGACACTGTTCCATCCATTGATCAAAATGACAAGATTCGTGAACAAAAATTGGAAACCATTTTTCAAATGGCTGATCGACAGCAACAGCAAGTTCTGGTTTCGGAGAATCAGAAAAATACCCATTACAACCATCAACCAGTCTGGTTTTGGAAAAATTCAATTTCACTTTGTTCTTCTTCAGTTCCTTTTCGATATGATTGATGAAGGGAAGAACAGAAGATGGAATTGCGTTAGTCGGCTTCATTTTGTTGATTCTATGATTGCAAGAGCAGCTATTGCTGCCCCAGAATGATCACCTTTCAATAAACATCTGACAAACAAAACAATAGATGCACCCTGAAAGAAAAATTTTAGAAAATCATTCATTGCTATAGAGAGTCCTGAAAGGCTCATACTTGTTACAGACGTTATTTTTGACAGTCTGACGGAATTGGAACCAGTTTCTGAAATTTCCAGACCACCAGTCGTTCTCATCAGTTGTAAATTTTCCAGCTTGCATATTGGCTTTTTCTGTTGCTCTGTCGAATGGACGTGCTTGGTGTTCTGTTGGAGAAGCATGGACCGGAACAGATTTCACCAGTCGTTCGTAGATCGATTCAGCCTTTTCTAGAGATGGATCATTCTTTCTATATGATACTTGAGCAGCACAAGAAACAGAAGTTTTCAGGGCTTCACCTAATGAGATACCAGCATCATTCATCAATGAATCGAGTTCACCAGCGATCCAGAACCCATCATCAAAATATGGCATGTGCCAATCTTTACTCGTGAGGACAGTTGGTTCAGAAAGCTTTGCAGCTTCCAACATACAACGTGCAAGTTCTTTAAATTCTGGTTGAGCGTCTGGATGGTATCTGAGATGGAAGAAATTATCCCATTCGGTTCCAGTCAACACACTCTTCATCATACAAAATGGTTCGATGAGCCTGTTTGTAATGGACTTGTGATATCCGGCCTGTTGGAAACCAATAGCCATCTTGATAGCAAGGTCTCGTGCATAAGTCCAAGCTTGTTCTCTGGTCATTCGATAACCAACACCATCATGAGTAAACCTTACTGGCTCATCAGTCTCTTCTTTGGCACTCATTCCAGCCTGATTCTTTCCCCAGAAAATAGGCATCGCTGTCTGATTCTTGATATTTTCAATCATTTTTTCAACAGGAACGGCTCTGGATGATGCTGAGTTTTTACTTTCCATTCGGTGTGTGTTGACTTCAGCAAGAATCCACCTGTGATACTCACATTCAAATGTGATGATTCTGGAAGGATTGTCGCTATACAAATCGTGCTTGCTGATTGAGTCTGCAACAACTCTAGCTATAATTCCACCTTTTCCTTCTACTACTGATCTATATTCTGTCATGAATTTATTGTCCTATCACAAACATTGATACAAGGGACCAGATACTTCTCTGGTATTTCTTCTACTGTTTTGGCTTTGTATGGAGCACTCATATGAATGATCCAGAACATGTGCTGTTGGGCTTTGGTTAACTTCTCTAGTCTGTCTTTTAGAGATTGTCTGAGAAATTCTGTTATCTCGTTTTCTATACTCATTTAAATTTCTACTACTGCATATCTGACAGTAAAATATGTACCACTCAGAAATGCTACATCATGGACACCATCTTCGGTGACGACAATCCTCTCCCTACTATTCATATCAGGTATGCACATTCTAATTTCATCCAGACTATGATAAAGCACTATGTATTTCTTGTCTGTTGGAAATTTATGAAGTTCAGTATGAAGCTCTTTACATATGTCTTCTATCCAATTACTGTTGATAAAATTACCTTTTTGCTTCCAACTCTTCAAATGTCTAGTAAGACATTTGTAGTCAACTTTCTTACCTTCCTCAGTGACCAAGAATCCATTGATATCTTTAGTCTTGGAGATGGTCAAATTCTGAAATTCATCTTTCCAACATGTTAAGTAGTCTATGACAACGTCTAGTGGTTTCATTAAATTTCCACAATCAAATTTGGATTGAAGTTGATATTCTCCAATCGATGAACTTCTTTCTCACCATCATAAGCAACAAGACGAGAATATCCTTTAGGATTTGCTACAACACGACACTGTCCAATTTCATACGAGCTTGAATTGTGCATGTGGCCATGCATCCATAGCTTGATATTCGGATGGTCCAGAATGAAATTTTCCAAATTGGAAGCGAATCCAGCTGTCACAATATCGTTCAAATATCGCGGAAGTGTGGACCTGATAGATGGAGCATGATGAGACACAATCACGATTTTATCGTCTGGTGCTTCAACTTGAAGTTTTTTTGAATAGGCGCTGATATTCTCAAGGCATTCGAGGTGCTCTTTCAGGAAGTCTTTAGGTTCAATCTTTCTTCTATTAATTTCAATGCAATTGTAGTCATTCAGTGCTCTCTGGACTTCGCTCATAGCAATCCATTGCTCCCACTTCGGACTGAAGAGTCTATAGTCGGTCCAGAGTGTTCCGGCTAGGAAATGAACATTATCTTGTTTGAAGAGACAACGAGAGAAACTAGTATCAAACAGGATATTGTACTGTGCAGCTTGAATATGCATTCTCATATTACATTCATAATAATCACCTTGATTGTAAAATTCGTGATTACCCGGAACGTATAGAATGCTTTGATCTTTTCCAAATGTCTCTCTTGCCCATTGGAATGCACCACCTTCTTTGATGTCGCCAGCAAGGATGATAAGATCACAGTCAACCGGATAAAATTTGAAGCTGGAAAATTCTAGATGAAGATCGGAAAGTAGTCTTATACGCATAGAAACATCAAAACCAAGAGTGTGTAGAGGATAAATCCTATCCAGTGGAAATTCTGGATAGACCAAAATAATGTATAGGTGAGACCAAAGGCAACAAGAAACGTTTCGACATTCTTGTTTACACTATACCAGATGTCTTTGATATGTTCAAACATCTTCGGTAATAATTACTCTCAGTTGAATATGTAGACGATCTACAAGTGTTAAATCTGACGGAAAATAGATATAATTTACTTCAAAGTCTAAAAGATTAATAATCTCTTTCAGGTAAAATTTAAAACATGTACCAGTAACTTCTGATTCAAGCCAAAATTCTTTCAATAATTTTAAATCAAGTTCTATACCATAATTGTATTGAAATATACTTCTGAGGTTTGAGGTTATTGCTCGAAAGGTAGCATCAGTTTCATCATAGATGAATTGACGTGTATTGAAAATTGGCGAAATCACACAATTCTCCCATCAGGCATGATAATGATTGTCGGTTGTAGCTTCTTTTTGGCATATCTGACAGTCGCCCATGTACCACTTCTGACTTCTTCTTTTCCTTTCGGTGTAGCAATCAGAACTTGACAAGTATCTACTATATCATGGTTTCGTTTGATATAGTCTTTTGGTTTTTGAATGATATCACCTTCACAGAAGGCCCTTAGAGTGTCAATGACAGGCGGGTGGATGTAGACCATCAGACCACACCTTTTAGCGATCTGGTGGGCCTGTGCGTCTGCGCCACAACAATCTCCATGATGTAGCCAATATGTCTCACTCTCGAAAAGCTGCTCTGCCAAATTGGTTAATTTGGTTTTATCAAGCAACAAGTCTTGAAATGTGACCATCTGAGGAATGGTCATTCCAATCTGTGTTCCTGTAAATCCTATGTTCATTTCCAATTATCCACATATATAAATGCTGTAAGCTGCCCATATGCATGTATATATGGATCATCTGGGTCTGTTTCACACAACCAAACAGGCATTGTATCAGTATGAGCATCAACCGATTTCTTTGGATTATGATAGAATTTTACTACTACACCAGTATCAACCGATCTGATTGCGATATATGGACTGGTGTTTGTTTGTCCTTGATCTTTATTAAAAATCTGTCGTTTTGGATCACCCTCTTGAATAACAGACCACCAGCCAATAAACATTTTTGCATTTTGGTCGTAAGTGTGAAATTTATCTGAAGGAATGACGTTCATGGATCAATACTATTGACAATCATCTATAACAACCGACAGACCATTCAATTTTGGAATCGAAGAGTCTTTATAGGTATATTTTATTTGTCCGTTGCTATCGGTGGACCCAATAAGCTCAGAAAAGTCAAACCTGACTATTACTCCGGTGACTGCGGATTGGACAAGGATGTAGTATTCTGTACCATTAGAATCTTCATGTTGGATGTGTTGATATAAACATCCAACATCTCCATAATTTCCTCCCAACAACCGCATAAAGGATGAATGAAGAGTCTTCGTAGATTCGTCATAGCCGAATAGGTCCGTTGACCAAATTTTATCTATCTTGCTCATTTATAAATTAAAATACGAAACTTGACATCAGCACATTCTGGGTTGTTTACTACATCAGTAGCGGTTGGATGGTATATTGCATATATAGATGAACTAAAAAACCTAGTGTGCTTATTATATCAACAAAACAAAATCTAACTGTCTTTCCGGTATGATGTGAATTTATTGAAATTTGAGCATTTGATCTATCAGCTATGTGATTTACAACCTGAGTCCAAGAAGCAATTGGGAGTAAAATTCCTTTATGCGAACTAACATAAGTTTCTAGATCACCAATAGATATAGTCAGATGTCTCTCAAATACATTAAACCTCATACTCGATGTAGAAAGAGTAATCACACCCGGATTACCGGTTCACCACGAGCATCTTCACCATCATAAGAACTCCAAAACCGGGGCTTGCTCTCACGACCTTTGAGAATCTTACGAAAAGAAACAACAGGTGCGCGAGCAGTAACACGAGTCAAATCAAGATTGATTAATTCAACCTCAAGATCGCCGTGTTCGTCACCAAGTGCTTGTAGTTGTTCAATGTAATCACTGATGCGCATGTTGTTTCTCCTAATTAGGTGAAACTATTTTATCAGAGTTAAAAAGTAATGCAACCACAAGTTACCGTTCTTGTTTTAAATTTATTTTCTTTTGTTTTCAATGATTTGGTGTGCTTCTGAACATCCAATTCAGCTTCTGGAACAGTCTCATAGATGAAATGTCGATAATCATCTCCAGTAAAACTACAACCCAATGTCGTCCAAAACCAAGGAAAGTTTCTCAATACTCGAAATTGAGCCTTGAAATATCCATCCTTAGCATCAGTTGTGACTACACGCCATTGGTATGTTTTCATGCTACGAGCATCCTTTGAGGAACAAATGGAATCAAATCGAGAGCATGTTCTGTCTCGTTATCCTTCCAATAGCCACTATCAGTCCATTGAGTCACAATGTCATTGTGTAGCTCATGGATGATACCGACAACATTGTGGTTATTCTCTGACCTGATTGCGGTCGATAGAATGGTTACAGGGCTATTGGTCTTTCTGGTTGTGTATGGGGTGCTTTTGTTTATTTTCATTATTTTCTTGGTGTTCTAGAATACCATGGAAGCAATCCTCGTTTCACCATCGCATTGAATGTGAAATATCGACACTCTTCTCTCAACTTGAGTCTGAAAGGTTTAGTTTTCACAGATAATCCTCATAATATAAGTTAAGCCCTTGACGTGGGCCAACCGGCATTGCTCTCGGAATGCTTCTACGTGTCAGTAACGCTACACGACCACGGCATGTACGGTTTGCACTATTGCTTGCCTTGGACTCGGCTCATGCTGTCGAAACATGCTTTGACGCTGCTCGAATAGATTAACAAACTTCCTTTAGAATGTCAAACTACAGCCGCACCACATTCATAACAGAAATTGTTACCGGGAGAGTTCCACTGTCCACAAATTTTACATTGAGTCTTCTGTCTAGAAGTCATTTTTTGTGTGACAGGATTTCCAGTAACAGTCTCGACAAATAGTTGAAGAATGATAACATGAATTTGCTCTTGTAACTTTCGCGTTGTTACAGTAACAAAATTTTGGTTAACTTCTGAACCTTGGACTGTAATTCCGGCTACGTCATTATTTGATGGTATCAGTTTAGATGGTTTTGAACGCTCAACAGAACGTTCCAACGTATCACTCATAAGAGGTGATTCATACCAATCATTAATAGAACAAGAGTCTGTTGTTATAGTATTGTTGGATGATTGAACTTGTCCAATATTATTCACAAAGCTACGAAGAATGGGATCACGTTTGGTATCAGCATTACAAGTTCCATAATATCCACCATGCCAGTATGGATAGCCATAATGATTATTGTGAATGTGTGTAACTTCCTCAACTTTCTTGACTACCTCAGGAAGTGGTTCTTCGAATTGATAGGAGACACGAATGATACCATCTTCGATCTTGTCACCACGATGTTGAGAAATCTTCTCAGTCTTTCGGATATATTTGAAGGCGCGATTAGACCTATCACCCTTGAGGGTGAATGTTTCGTTCGGTCTGATAAAGAAACTTTCCTCAGAACCATAGGCATTCTTACCATCAATCTCTATGGTAACTACAGCACCGACACTGTTTAGATTTTTGATATAAATTTCATACTCTTCGCCGGAAGGTATATAGACCTTTCCGTTTGTTTCCTTGTAGAAACGATTGGAAGAAGATGAAGGACGAAGCGATACCACGAGCATATCTTTATGCATTTTAATTTCCTCTGAGAGCGTTCGGCTATCGCTCATGTAAGTAAAGCCGAAGAAAGTGTGATTCAGATGATCACAGTGTTATTTATGCGATTTTTCTGGGATGTCAAGTTTCTTGGAGAAACTTTCGTATTTGAATCTTTTACCTTTGACTATGAATGACTTGTCAACAAAGATGGGATAGTCACCAAACATTCCAAAATATTTCAGTCCAGAAAGAACAGCATCAACTCGATCAGTTGGAATGCTCTTGATTTTGTATAACAGACTGTTCTGGTCCGACAGGGTCGCATACAACAGGCGACGTGCCGATATCTCCTGATTTTCCAATATTTGTGCTTTGAAGAATCTTAGCCTTGACTGCATTGTTTCTGTCCGGTATCACTTCATCGACCATACAAAATTTGATGGCATCTTCTGCATCAAAGTAAAGGTCAATCTGGTTGTCATAAATTTTCTTGAGTTTTGCTTTTGGAAGTTTGGTGTGTTTGAGAACATGTGATTCCATAACCTTCTGAAGTCTGACACCTTCTATAGCATCTGCAGCTGCACGCTTGAGAGTAGAAGACTCAGAGCCATCAAAAGACAGCTGGTGGGCCATATAGGACGCATTCTGATAGCAGGTTCTGTGTGTTCCAGTGATTGCAATCAAAAATGCTGCACTCATGGCACATCCGGTCACGACAGTATCAATTGGCGTTGGATTGGCTGTCATAAAAGACAAAAATCCAAGACATGAATATAGATCACCACCGAATGAGTTGATGTAAAGTTTGAATGGCTTTGGTTTGTAGTCTAGTCCGTGAATGGCATAGAGTTTGGTCAAATATTCATCATTTTCATTGATATCTATCACCTGTTCAATGATCAAACCCAGACTATCGGAAGTGACATCCTGATCCAAAAACAACTGTCTTTTCATTGGGACTGGTAGAAGGGTAGAACTATCAATCTGAATATTCATTCACATTCTCTAGGATTTTGTCTGGACCTCATTATTTAGAAGTTTGTCAATCTCATCACAAACTTCTGTATGGGTTGTTTCTCCAGCTTTATAGACGAGTGCCTGTCCGCCTGCAGCCTTGAAGGCATCACAATTCTTCTTCATGTCATCAATCAGAAGGATATGAGAGTTGGCAAGTCTTGCTTTGCTCAAGCCTGTTGTGGTGCAGAGCATGTCCACCTTAGCAAATGCATCAGGTGAGTTTTCCAGTAACCACTTTGCTTTGTCTTCAAGAATGATCATTGAATCTTTGATGTAGTCACCACGAGAAGTACAGACAGCAAAGTCTACTCTATCCTTGTAAATTCTGTAGATGTGTTCCAACATCTTGAATCCGGGTGCTGGATCGAGAGTCGCAAACTTTCTTGCCAGTGCGAATGGCTTGAGTAGTTGAAAGAAAACACTTGGTGCAATTCTGTTCGGATCGCCAGATTTGAAGATCGTTCCGGGGAAGAATTTAGCCATTCCGCCTTCAAGGTCTACTAAAACTTCATCCATGTCACAAAACACTAGAGGCTTCATAATTTATCCAAATTCCTTCATTTTATTTGTAATTCTACCAAAGAAACCAAAGACATTCTCAGAGACCGTCTTTGGCCTGTCATAGGAGACGATGAGCACAGGCTCACCATGTATGCTCTCAATTGTGGAGAGCTTTACAGTGGCCTTTCCAGAGGCTACAGGAGCGTTTGTATTAATGAGTTCAAGGAAGTCTAGGAATTCGACCAATGATCGCTCTTCGTTCAGCTTCAGGACTGTGATTTTCTCACGCATTATGTTCTACTTTCTGTAGGTTACTGATCCATGCTAACACTTCACTATATTTCCAACCAACTGACTTTGGGCTAAGCTGATATTTACTAGGAAATTGACCAATAGCTTCAAATTTGTAAATGCTTGATTTTGATAGACCAGTTATATCCTTCACTTCGGCCAATTTCAAAATACGATCTTCATTAGTTTTAATTTCTCCATTCATCATATCATCAATCGCTTCTCGAAGAGTTCCAAAGTCATTAAATCCTTTACCTTCAACAGAAGAAATGTGGTCTATGTTATGAAAACCGTCTTTGAATTGTTCTAACCAATCCAATCTCTCACCATCAGTCAGGTTCATTTTTATCCTCACGAATTTTTACGAAAACTGGCTGGTAATAAGCGCGAAGTTCTGAATTTTTCTTGGTGACAATACCATTACATTCAATTTCTATAATGCGTCCGATCATGTCATCAGTATTGTATTCTAACCTCTGTGCATCTGAAAATCCACCACCGACAGATGTGATAATGGTTCCAGTCTTGTCACGAGTCAAGAATGCGCCAAGCTTTCCAAGGTTCTTTCCTTCACCTTCCTCTCGTCCAATGATCTTGACTTCTTTGGTCAGACATTCCTTGAACTTGATACAGTTCACAGATCGCTTGGCTTCCCATGGCGCATCAATGTTCTTGACGATGACACCCTCTTCACCATTCTCGATAGCCTTGTCATAGAGCGCCTTGACATCATTCCAATCCTTGACCATGATTGTATCTAACAGGTGGAGACGAGGATAAGCTTCCCATGAGACGTTCTTGATTGCCTGTTGAAGTTTAGCAAGACGATCCTTGTATGGCGTCGCACTATAACCCGCTTCAAACTCTTCAACAGTCGTGACATCCCAGATTTTAGCAATGAATTTGTTGCGTTCTTGGTCAATGATAGTTCCACGAATGGCCTTGGTAAAGATACCATTACCAGTTTGGCGATCATCAATGGTATAGCCGTCTTCACCCCTTGTTAGAAGCTCACCATCAACCACAAAGGCAATATCATCTGAAGAATTTTCACAAAGATTTTGACACAGATGAGCCAATTCTTCCCTGAGTTCGACATTCAGACAGTCAGCTGGTTTTCCATTTCTAGAAAAAGCTTGGATATCAAATCCACCCATTTTCCTTCTGATCCAGAAATTTACTCGTCCACCGTCTGCTTTGGACTGAACATAAGCCGGAAATTTGATTTTCTTCTTGTTCTTCTCGTCTGAATCCTTACAGAGCATGACTTCATATTCAAAAATCAAACCGGGCCAAACTTTATTGGCTGTGGTATCGGTTGCACCACACTTCAGGTCTCGGTCTAGGATGTCAAGGAATACAAGACGATCTTCTCGATTGAGTGCTTTTGCAGTCTGTGTAATCTTATCAACAGCTGCATGACCTGTATAAAGTCTCTCATTTAGATCATCGAGAAGACTAAAACCTGTGATGCCCAAGTCTGCGACACCATCAAAGAAATCTGGTATTGTCTCAATTTGAGCAGAAGTGACATAATAGCTCTTCTGAGAGTCATAGGCGTACTTAAACGCTCTCATCAGACACTTGTTATCTTTGTGCTTTTCGAGGATTGCGATCTTTCCGTTCTTGGAAGGCTCGTTCCTTACTTCATTGAGAATTTGATAGACGCTCATATTATTCCTTGATAACGTTTTCACTGATCCAGCGCGCATCAGCATTATCTGGGATAAACACACAAGATGAAGAGGATTTTTCCTTGTAGAAAAATGGCGTGTCACTAATACCAATCTTATTGAATACAAAAGCACATCCATGAGAATCTATCAAGACTCTATGGTCTAGATATGTGGAATCATTTTTATTTACATCACATGCGGACAACCAGAGAAACAGGACAAGAATAATAGTTTTCATTACAGATATCCCTTCTTCTTCATGTAGGAAACTACACGACGCTTGACGTTATAGGCGGTTGGTTGACGATAACTTTGTTCAATAAATAAATTCTTTGCTTCATCATAAGTTAAATCGAAAAAGTTCTGTACCGCAGGCCATCCACCAATACCACAAAATGTTGGATAAGTACCGCGTGTAAGATAATTATTCGGCACAAACCCTTCTTTCTTGAACCAAGGATCAATCATACAGGAACCAACAGCACATGCAGCGGTTCCACAATTACCACTATTAACCCATATTCCTAGATCAAACTTGACACTCTTGATAAATCCATTAATGGTCGCAAGTTCTCCACGTCTCGAAGCTTCGATATGAAGATCAAGAACACGGACAAGATTTTGAAAACGCTGTTTGTAAGTTGACATAAATTTACCTCAATATTTGTGGTGACTCATCATACACTACGAAAGAGAGTCTTGTCAAGCTCTTTTTCAGAACAGAAATTTCTGACAATCACTCTGGCATGTGCTTCCAATGCTTCAAATCCAGCATCATTATTGATTAAAAATGCACGTTCTAAAATTTCAGGACTGAGTCCAGCTTCAGACACATGCTCAGACAGCGAGATTTGACTCTGGGAAGGTCTTACAATATGGACCAATAGGCCACCATTGTCTAGGATGAATTGGGCCTCATTTGAAAATCGCACGTCTGTAATGATGGTATATTCTGGCATTTTATCTTTTCCGATAAACAACCAAATATCATCTCTAAGACATGCTCTCCCCCAATTTGTTCCTAGTGTCTGAAATGCGTGTCTTGGTGAAAATCCAAATTTAGAATCAACAACATCTTTAAGTTCTCCATTTGCATGTCTTTCATCCCAATCAAACAAATAACAGCAAACTTTTTTTATTGGATCAGCTAACCCATATCGCTCAATTTTAATTTTCAAATCTTCGAGAGCTATATCAATAATTAACTTTCCAAGAGTATCTTTTCCAGACCCGGCCTTACCATGTATTCCAATAAGTTTTTTCATTTCACACATTCCCATAAATAAAGTGCCTATCGCGTGTATCTAGCACCATAGGCTCTACAATAATCTGATTAAGGACACTTGCAGCATGACTATTTACTACGTTTACATTCATCGTACTCAAGATACTAATGAAGTATTTTATATAGGAAAAGGAACTGCAAGGCGTCGGTTTCATTCTAGAGCAAGAAGTCTTCATTGGACGAATAAAGTCAAAAAGCATGGTGGATTCTACTCTGAAATTTTAATCGATAATATCGAAGATGAATTTTCTGCGTTTGAATGGGAGAAATATTTCATATATTTTTATCGAATGATAGGTTGGAAATTGGTTAATGGTACCGATGGTGGTGATGCTGGTCCAAATCAAAGAGGCCGAATAGTCACTATAGAAAGTAGAAAGAAGATGTCTAAATCGCAGAAAGGTAAAAAGAAATCTGCTGAATTTTGTATAAAAACGTCTCTTAGACAAATTGGACCTAAAAATCATTGTTATGGAAAGAAACATTCAGAAGAGCATAAAAGAAAAATTGGAGAAAAATCTAAAGGAAATAAGTATAGATTAGGTATACCAGATTCGCAAGAAACCAAAGACCTTAAATCAAAACTCATGTTACTCAGACCCAAAATTCTTTGTACTCATTGTAACAAATTGTTCAATACCGGACTTTTTACAATTCACAAAAATAAATATCATTTGTAGCTGTCATTAGTATGGTCTCTGTTGAGGTCATAGATGATGAATGGTAAGAGAACCATGATCGGAATAAGCAAGAGTATGCCTATACAAATGGTTTCCATCCATTCTGAGAATGTTAAGCTGTCATCGTCTACAGCAAACGAAATGATGACGTAGAAGCAAAAGATTGCATAGAGTGAAAGGATTGTCAAGATCATAGTTCTGGTCCAAATTCTATTCCAATTGGCTTGGCTGTTCCGATTGAAAATGTAGTACATTTATGGACGGTAGGCCATGCTTGTTTTAGTAGAGTTGACATGTCCCACCCACTAGTCGCTTCTTCATCTATTCGAAATGTCCTCTTGCATAGAGAACACTCATAGACGATTCTGTAGTCGCTCATTCATACATCCTTGAAGTTCCAAGTGGATACCATATTGATGTTAGTGGACGAGTATCAAGACTTTTAAAATGTTTTGCCAAACATGAACAACAAACATGAATATTTTCTTTATAGGTTGTTTGTGCGGTAATTTTCAGTGAACCACCCTTCGGTAGTTTCAGTTCAGTCACTGAGTTATCTGCTCTGGGATATTCAAGTGTGAGTTGGTTATCACATACATCACAATATGTTTTGATCATCAAAACTTCTTCCCATCGGCCTTCAGGCGGTTTTCGCGCTTATGATCCTCTCTTGTGGCATTATATTCAAGTTTCTCGACAATGGAACCAGCCAAATCAAGATCATATCCAGCGCAGTAGTCAACGATACGTATAACAGCATCAGCCATTTCTACAACTTCCATTGGTCGATGGGTCAGGTGTGTATCCATCATATTCTTTCTGACGCCTTCTAGTGCTTCAGATAGTTCAGAGTGAATCAGTGCAATTAACTCACCCTTGTTTCTCTTCATTGGTTCGCCAGTGTCAAGATTTGTCCACCAATGAGTATTGGTTTTCTTGATATGGCCTTGTAGCATACAAATGCCGAGAAGTACAGCTGTTCTGGTTCCAGTGTCTATCATAATATATTCCTTATTGGGTAAATCCAAATTTTGATTTTGCTTCTTGAGTCTTGAACTCTTGTTCTTCAAAGTTGTAAATTTCTGCTAATGTCATTGGTTTTTGTGCATCAATCTTATACAGAGACTGCATCAAAACAGAAGCCTTCCTCTGAGAGAGTGGTTTGAATTCATACTCTCCAATCAATCGACCTTTACGTCTGAGTGCGCTATCGATTTTGTTCAAACTAGAGTTGAAGGTTGCTACAACACTGATCGATAAGATATCACTCAAAATTCCGTCACAGAGGTTCAGAATATTGCTGACAGCTGGATTTCCACCATCCTCTCTAGGTGCAAGAATTTCTTCTGCATCTTCGATCACCAGAATAGCACCTTCATTTGCATGAAGAAGTGTCATGAATGATGGATCACCCAACATCTTGGCAATCTCATTCGGAACATAGATGACCTTTCTGGTGGCTGTTGTGATGAGAGTTCTGATATAAGAAGTCTTTCCAGTTCCGGGAACGCCATGAAGCATGATGATGCCTTTTGGTTTGTCCTTCAGACTCTTTCTGATGTGTTCATCGAATGCCACAAAATCGTCATTGTAGTTTGTCATCACCTCTTCATTGGATTTTACGCTAGAGACTGGCATTGTGTATTCCGACAAATCCAAACCTCTTGGACCTTGTGTGATGATATGTATCTTTCGTTCATTGCTAGGAATTGGATGTACTAGCAAATTTTTTGTTGCAAATTCATAAAATTCGTCGTATCGTTCAAGAGAAGAAGACAAGAAAACGATGTTTGACTTTTTACTGTCAATAAGATCGTCGTCTTCTCCATACTCATCAAAAACTGAATCAATAGTAATTGGCTTTGTGGGGTTGTTACTATTCGACCCATCTACTGAGATAACAATCCCCGGATAGATATAGAAATTGGAGAATTGGAATGAATGCTTTGAATCACTTACATTGTGAGAAGAGTATTTTTCTTTTTCGTTGTACCTTACACGAAATTTTGTTAACCTTTCTTCAACTTCACTCGGTGTCAATCCAATTCCATAGATATGCATCGCATGTCTAGGTGCTTCTTTGAATACAGCCAAAAACTTTGAATAGCCAAAAGTATTGGTCTGCTCATGCAACATATTTGCATGGACGCTATAAGTGATGTTGTTCATTATGGATGGTGGCAGATGTTCAGTTGTTCAACGAGGGTTTCATGTTCTTTGGTGTCCCACTTCTGAAGATATTCACCAGTAGGATCGTCTGAATTTTCGACAAAATCAATCCATCCATCAGCAATGGCAATTTCATAGGGGTCTTGAGTACCACATTTGAGACAGTATGCACCGGGCCAACCACTCCACTTATGTGAATATTTCCTGTTCAGAATTTCTTGTATTTGGTCAGTCATTGGATATAGTTTAACTGGCCGTTTCAGGATGTTCAAGTTTCTGAGTCCTTCTCTGATCAATAGCCACGATACATAGATTATTATTCGCATAGATATGTTCAATTTTTCCACTTTCTGATTCCGTTTTTATTATTGACGGAACCATTTATAGTAAAGCTACTTAGCTGAAATCATAAGAAAAATATGGTGGCCTATTTTGGCTACAACTTTGGCTGCTTTATCCCATTTTGGGTGTACAGTAGTTGTGTGAAAGTGAGTTGCCCCATGAGAAGGATCAATAGCAATATATCCAACCACCAAATTTGCAATCTCTCGACTATCTTGATAGCTCTGAAAGTCTATAACTTTCTTAGGTGGCTCACATACCCAAGAAAATTGACAAATCTTCTTACCATTTCTGACAGCTGATTGATAGACAACAGAACATAGGTTGTTGATGTCCTTCTTTGCTCGGTTGAATGTCACAAAGGCGACTGCGAGTCTGCCTGTATAAGATTCGCCTCTTGATTCTCTATAGATGTTCTGGACAAGACATTCCATATTTGAATGATAACTATTGGACTGATGACTATAGTTTGCTTCTACGTTATTGGAGACCATCAATGTAGCGACTATGAGTCCTATTGTAATTAGTTTCATGTTTCTTCACCCGTTTTAAGAACGAAAGATCGAGTGTAACACAATGAAACTTTAAAAGTCAACACTCATCCACAGATAAGGTCGGCTTCTCCAAAACAAAGAATAGAAGAAAACTTATTGACCTTAAATTCTGATTCTGGAAATTCCTTGAAGAACTCACTCAAGACCATTTCATGGTTTGAAGTATTGAATTTCTTGGTTCCAGTTACAACTGTTCCTGTCTTGTGGCTCTTGATTTCAAAATCAATTTTGATTCCGGTACAATCATTGAAAACCGACATAATTAAACCCTCTTGAAGGCATATGTTCCGATGGATTCTCTTCCGAGCTTCACTTCCATATCATTCTGGAAGAGGAATTGAAAGCCATAGTCGTGCATGAAGTCCTTTATACCACAGTCTGTAAAATAGTGAAAGTGTTCATCCTTGCGATAGTGTTTACTCTTCAGAACATCTTCCTTATTCTTAAAGATCGGAATACTCATAATGATGAATTCTGGTGCAGCTAGCATAACAGACTTCAAATCTTTGATGTGTTCGAATGAATCCCAAAATGTGTAGGCAGTAGTATTATTCGGCTTGTACATGTCTAAGAACTTCTTGTTCTCAGTCAACCATTCAATACCAGCTGGATTGACATCATAACCGTAATAATCTGGTGAAGATCGGACAAATGTTCCTGAACCAATGCCAACGTCTAGGACGATTGCATCATTGTCTGATCCTAGAACTAGCTGAGTAAATTCTACTCTGGCATCATTGATGGCGCAGCTTTGTTTTTCATAGACTGAATATTTTTCAAAGTAGGATTTTCCATACACATCCGACTCTTTCAAATTGTTCTGCTTCCAGTATTCATCAACTGGAAAATAACCATAACCTAGATTCTCCCACCAGAAAAGCTCAAGCTCAAGCTCAGTATGCACGTTTTAGTTCTCATTGTTATCACCGTGCATTATTTATAAACTTCTGAAATTCCTCATCAAAGTTGGAAATGATCTTATAACAGTTATGTTTAGCTTCGAAACACATACATGGAAAGTCTGGATGGACCATTGTGAACTTTTCTAGGTCCATTCTCATGTCACAGATTTTTTCCTGATGGTCGTAACCCGCTCGTCCACCCCCACATATAAATGTATTCCTCTTGAAAGCAATGCCAGCCGGAACGATCCAGCCTACACCACCAACAATAACATCGGCATGTTGACAGAGAGCCATCAGTTTGACTAGACTCAATTCACCTGAATGAAGAATCAAGTCAGCTTCTGGTGTATCACCCACCAGCCATTCCTTACCTTCGACACAATCAGCCACTGATACCGTGTAGTAGCCCACAGCCTTGAGCATCTGACACGCTCTGTTGGTGTACTGAGGTAGACACTGTCTAGATGGTGTGTGCCACTCAGCACGGTCTGTAGGAGGTCTGACAATGGCTAATTTCTTGCCACCAGTATCGACCGGACAAGGACCAAAATCTGGCATTGCAAAATCGATAGGTTCAGTTAGAGTGACTTTAGCTTGTCTCTCAAGACATTGAATGAGATTCCATCTAGAATAGTTGTCAGGACCATAACCAAACCTGATTTCTAGTTCAGGTCTGACAACTCTCTGAATACGATTGAAATTTGGTCTAGGGTATCCCGGTCTGATTGGTGGATAGGTGATTTGCTGAAAGGCTTCTTCTGGAAGCTGTGAATATTCAATGCCAACATTGTTATCAGCTATTTTTTGTTGGAGATTTTGTGTTCTCCATGGTGTTTCTGTTTTAAGAAACTTTACATTATCAATCCCAGATAGCATAAATGGGAGTGGAGATTCTACGTATAGCGTTTCTTTCTCAGCGAGAGCTTTGATGAGCGGTCTTTCATATAAGTGATCCCCAATGCCGTGCAAGCTCTTGATTATCTTCATGTTTTAATCTTTATTTTATGCTTTGATCCAACTTTAGGACCAGACCTACTTCTCAATATACCTCGTTTCCATCCTTCTGGAATTGTTTCTATTGCTAATATTTGTTTATTATTGATACCATTGTTTATAGTTATTTTCTTAGGTTGTTTTACTCGTTGTTTTAATCCAGAATGAACATCTGCCCAATATTGAGTAAGCATATTACTTTTCCATTCTGGTGTACATACAAGATAGGATTTTTTCTGAACTTCTTTCCAAGCTTGTTCTCTTTTAGGTGTTTTAATTTTTGCTATTCGAGATAAATGCCCAGATTTTACATTCCTTGGGCCTTGTATTTTTCCTCCTAGAGAGCAAGATTTTCTTCTAAGTTCATCATTAAAAAAGCAACCAAGTTTTTCTGATCGCATAACTTCAACAGCAAGAGCAGAATACCTAAGTCTATCCTCCATTGGCATATTTTTTCCAATATTTGACATATGACCATTTTCAGCATTAATCTTTCCCTGTCTCTGCCCAACCATAGAAAGAATTAAGCGTGTAATTTCTTCACATGATATTGATCCTGAGAGAGCTTTCCACGCAATATAATCTTCCTTTTTACCAAAAGTTTCCCATAATTTCCTATGAGCTTCCGCGTGTTCTTCAATAGTCAATCGAATTAAATTAGAAGGATCGTTAGTACCTCCCATATGTTTTGGTATAATGTGATGTTTGTGTTTAAATATTTGCAAAACTATACTCCTGCATGATATACGCAGGAGTATTTAATGATTATCTATTTGTGGGAATTTCTTTAATCAAAATTCCAGCCTCTTGTAAAAGTTGAAATCCAATTTCTGTGCTATAATTTATGCCATTTCCCTTTCCGGGGAATGGTATATCGGTAGTAATAATTTCCTTGATGCCAGCTTGAATAATTCCTTTTGCACACTCTTCACAAGGTGAACCGGCCCAATTTAAATATAAACGACAACCTTTAAGTGATACTCCAACTCTCGCTGCATTAAAAATTGAATTTAATTCAGAGTGAACAATCATTTTGTACTTTAGAGGTCGTTCCCATCGTTTAGGATCAGTTTCATCAATACCACGAGGAAAACCATTAAAACCGCTAGATTTTATAACATTGTCATCATCGACAACAACACAGCCTACCTTCGTTGAAGGGTCTTTACTTTTTGATGCCTGTAAATGGGCATTTTCCAAAAAGAACCTATCCCATGAACTTATCTGATTGCTCATACTTTATTATCACTTTTGTCAATTACATTTTGAGTTTTTGTATCATAGAAACCTATCCCATTCTTTAAAAGTTCGTTAACCGCACCTGTTAAAGACACATTGAATATTCCAACACGCTTTTTGTAAGCACTTAAAATAAAGATTGCTTGCTCTTTCAATTTAACATCTATTGCTTCTGACATTTGCATTCCTTTTCACTATCATCATTTTTGATTCCCGTCAAACAGAAAAATGCCAATAGGAACCACCATCCACTGTATCCCTTTTCAAACACTACAAAACCAGTTGAAAATATAACGGCAAAATTATAGATACAGATGATAAGAATCGTCAGTGCTTCACCAATTGAAACTTGTTTCATAGAGACCTCAAATATTTTTCAAAAGTTTTGTTACTCAAACAACTTTCTGATCTTTTTTCTCTAATCAGAGTAATAGCATCAGATGGAGTCATTCCATCTTGAATGAGGACTATTGCAGCAATGAATGCAGAGCGATTAATACCCATATGACAATGAATTAAAATTGGTTTATGAATTCTAACCGAACTAATCCAATCAACAATTACACCAATCTGAGTAAGGTCTGGTATTTTATCAGTGTCAGCAAAGTAGCTTTTCAATGTGGTGACATCTGAATTAAAACGATACGATTCTCTAATAAGAGATACCACATAACCAAACTTTTCTGGTAGATTGGAGTCAGACCATCCACCGATGTACAAATTGTGTGCAATTTCGGTTATTAAATCCATCGGTTTGATTAAGTAAATTTCGCTCATGAACTCAATAGATACTTTTCAAAAGTCGCATTACTCAAACAGACTTCACTACGCTGAGAGCGAAGCAGGTTAATAGCTTCGTTTGCAGTCATACCATCCTTCATGAGAGCTAGACAAACAATCAACCCGGAACGATTCAGACCCGCCTGACAATGGACGAGTGTTGGTGCGATTTTGCTGACAGCAGCCACATAATCAGCTAGAGCATGAAGCTGGATCAGGTTAGGCATCGCTGCTGCATCGTAAAGCCAATTGTAAGAGACATTGACATTGTTGTTCTTGGAAGAAACTTTGTACTTTTCCCAAGGATAGGCCGACACAACAAACTTAATGATATCAGGTAGTTGCGCTCCATCTTTACAACCACCCGAATACAAATTTCCCTTGATGTGAGAAATCAGAGGAATAGGTTCGATTCTTCGTCCGGTATGGGTATATCCCTCAATTCTGTGATGTTCAAGATCAGCAAAAAGTGGTTGATTGTCTTTTAGTGCTTGCATTCGATTATTCTCTTCTTCAGTGCGTTTCATATATCTGTCTTGTTTGTAACTAGTGGCAACTCAATCTGACCACCTTCGTATGTGCCATCAGGATGATGGATTTTAACATCACAATAAATTATAGGTTCCTTTGGCGTTCCATCTATACCACAGACATAATAGCTTAAATCCTTTCTGAATGGAAGTTTTATGGTTCCAATATCACCATGCGGCCAAATGAAATCAACAAATGTTGTTTCCTTTACACCATAGCTTAGATCAAGATCGAGTGGACCAAGATGATCTTTTGGTAGAAAACACATGATCGAAACTGCAATTATTACAACTATAGCAAAAATAGCACTAAATTTCATCGCATTCTTTTCTTCTGTTGTCATGTTCATCCCTATTCAAAATATCTGAGCATCCAAAGGTCTCGAATACAATCATCTACAGGATCGTGTTCTTTTAAACCATCTGGCATTAGTGGAATTGTATCACAATACCCATTGTCTGATCCGGTGAGTATATCGACGGCTGTTCTTACATCTCTCTTACGATGGTATGGATAGAGTTCTGGTAGTCCGAGTTCAAAAGCAATATCAGACAGAACAGAAGATTCAAGATCACCACGACACCAATACACAGCCTTATTAGGCGTCATACAGTTCAATTTGATGAACTGTTGGATGGCCTTGTATCCATCAACTAAAGAAACGTCTGACGGGCTTGGTAGAAGCTGAGAGCGTTGTACTTCAATCGACTGGTTGCGCCACCAATTCAATGTATCGGATGAGATATGTCTATTGGTCTGAGAATTTGATTTGAATTTTACAAAGAGACTTCTTTCTTTTAAATCTTCTGCTGTAAAATCTTTGGATAGATCGACAGCAATAATTCCACAAGATAGAACTACAGCATTAGGTCTTAGTGAGAGTGTTTCTAGATCAAGGATGAAATCATTCATTTTAGGTTCGCATAATGTGGTGTATATTGATATTTAAAGCACATTTCCATCGGGAATGACGAGTGTTTTAAACCTCAGTAGATAGAGATGCGACTTGAAATATGCGTTCAATTCTGCGTCAGTGAAAATGACATGTGCTGTCGGTGAATATTTATTTCTGAAATCCAGACACTGAGCATAGTTCATCTTGGAAATTGATTCTTTCATTTCAGCAGTGATATCGTTCATGACGCTAGACGAAATTTTGAGAGATGGAGAAGCATAGATTTATTGTTGGTAGATTCTGGTGTGGTTTCATTTGGATCAAGAATAAAACCAACAGCTGTAATTTGACCACCATTACATTCTTTAGATTCAGTAAAATGTTTGGTTGGAATTTCAGTTCCTTCTACTGCATACTTATTCAACCTAGCACATACATGAATGGATGTCTTCAGATCATCTTGTGGTTGTGATTTTCCAGTTTCCAATAGGATGATATGCATGTCCTTTTCGGCTGCAGCCCACCCTTGAACGACATGAGCAGCCTGAACAGCACGATTGGCTGGTGCAAGCCATGAATGGACTAGGATATAAATTTTGTTCATGTGAGTTTGTTTACTTCTTTCTCAATTTCAGAAATTACATAAGAGAAAAATTCTGTTGGAGTGGTCTCATAAAAGTTCAGATAATTTCCACACAATCCATTGAACTGGGTAAATGTTCTCTTTGTTACGTTTTTCCCAACATTCCTTCTAACATCACCATCGCCTAATTCAGGATAGTAGTGTAACATATCATATACTATTATCCTGACTGATTCTGGTGTAAACAATCTAGTTTTCATATTAGATTTGTGAAGCAACAAGAGAGCGAATCTGCATCAGACTTTGATCAACCAACAGGCGACCATTTTCAAACACAGTCTGCATCATGTAATCACCGCCTTCCAGAGGCTTAGATAGATCGTGAACAACCAGCTTACCATCAGTGGTCCACATCCTCACAGTCTCGATTCTACCGCGCTTGGAACGCTTTCCTAAATCAGTGATAGGGTCTTTATAGACATCAACCCATTCACCATTGATCTTGGCTGCAGAACATTTCATGGCAAACTTCATGGTGTCACGATTGAGCTTCTGAAGCATTCCACCACCAGAACCAAATGCAATGTTATCAGCACTAAACCCCCAATCACTCAACTCCCAAAGAATCTCATCAACGATGGTATGACCATCAATTCCATCACCCTGAATCAGACGAACGTTGTTGAAGACTTTGTAGCCTTTGGCATTGATAGTAGAGCCAAACTTTTCATCAATAATATTTGCGAGCTTCAAAATTGTGGGGACAATCTCACCAGAATCTGGACGAATGACAAGCGTTCCACCAGCTGCAATCACTTCATCCTTGAGAACACCACCCCACCCGTTTCTGGTTGCATTGAAAACATCGAACGAATCAGAGACACAAGCATAAATTTTCCCGTCTCCGCCAAACAATTTGATCATATTTCGATAGGCATCAAACTCTCGTTCCTTCCCCCATGACGTGATGGTGCTATGTTCGGAAGCTGGAATACTGAAACCAGCCATTTCTTCACCATAATATTTGTAGGCACCAAGAAGAGCAGACATTGTGTCAGTTCCCTTAAATCCGGTTGCCAAATGAGCAAGTCCACCGACTTCAGCACTTTCTTCAGAAGAAACACCTCTTGCACCAAAATCATGCAATTTAAAGTCAAGACCAGAAACATCACCAGTCTGTTCAAGATAACGTTTGATAACCTTTCGGATTTCCATGGACTTTGTTGCGACGGTTGTTGGATACCAAACACCACGAAGAATCGCAGTCTCGGCAAATGATGTCAGCCAATAACACTTTGGGTCAGTGTTGACAATAGTAACCAAAGGAAGTCCAACAGGAAGAACAGACCCTTCTGGAACCGCCTTGATGAGAAGAGGAAGCTTACCACCATGTTCCTTGAGGATGTACATCCATCCATCACCATTGAATGGTACACCATGGGCCTTGCACACAATCTGCGCTTCCACAATGTCTGAAATTGTGATCGGCTTGGTCAGATACTTCTTGATGAACATTTGAAGACCAAAGAACAGAGAATGAGGATATTCTCCACCACGAGATTCGATATAGCTATAGACATACTCAGTTCCGGGTGGGTACTGAAGCCACTGGCTGTGTTTGTAACTATCTGTATTCAGTAAGAAATTTGTCTGTGTCATGAGTCTATCTCCATTTTAAAATTAAAAGTGCAGTCTATCCGCACTGTAAGTTTACATCAAAGGTTAGTTATATGTCAAATGTGGGTCAGCTACTCTATCGCCATCAACATAAAAGTTTTCATTCATTTCATGCAGAACTGCATCCTTGATAGCTTTGTAAGCAAGCCTTAAAATTTCGTATGTGCCTTTATCGGTATCAATTAGATGCCATCTGCAACGTTGTTCTTCCAATATTCCAGTGTTTGCGTCAGGCGCTTTAAAAACTACCTGAAGAAAATACATATACCTCTTTTCGAGTGTTTTATCCTGCCATGAACGAGGTTCAAGTTTTTCATGGTGAACACGGAATTCCCAGTCAAGATATTTGACTCTTTTGAGAATGGCTTCGATTTGTGGTTTGGATAACATGGCTTAAAATCCGTAACGTTCGGCAATAGGAACCCAATAGTTCAAAATTGAAAAATGATCCTCAAATAGTTTGTCACTCATTGTATGTAATTTACTGATTGGAATCCATTTTGCTTTTTCAGCATCATCAGACCCACGAACCTTTGGAAGTTCGTGTTCATCATCCAGAATGATCAATCCAGTTGTGGTAATCGTTCGACCACGAAGAGACCTATTTGGATGATCAAATGTCTTGGTTTCCCTAATCACTAGCTTATCTTCTCGGACCTTGATTCTGGTCTCTTCCAGAAGCTCTCTAAGGATGCCATTGTTGATTCGCTCATCAACGTTCAGGAAACCTCCCGGAAGGGCTAGAAGTCCCTTTCCGGGACTCGCACGACGCTTTACGACAAGGAAATGAGACTTACAGAACACAACAGCATCCACAGTCTGGAAAATTGGTGGATAAGGAAGCCCGATATAAGGCTTTTTGTAGTTTACGTTCTGCTCATATTCCTCACGCAGTGCAACATACTCATCCGTCTTGACAAACTTCATCAAGAAGTTAAATACATGCTTCGGAACATTCCATGCGTAATATTCATCATCTTTTAGGGTGAACAACTGTTCACGAATTGTTGTGGCATCCAAAGGATGTTCAGAATTGGCTTCGACATAGTCATACTGTGGAAATTTATCCAAATACCAGCTGGAAGCATCCTTGTGATACCCGACGATCACAACGTCTTTGGTAAAAGTTCTGACATGCAAAGGGTGTGGGTCGTTTTCATCAATATCAGAAATTGCTTCATCAACATTATAGGAAACCTCAGAAATCCACTGAGAGTCGTTATACATGTAGTCAGTCACACCATAGGTATAGACATTTTCGAACATGTTCTTGACAGTTTCATAGAGCATGGCTTCACGCTCTTCAAATGTGAATGGGTTCTTGATGTTTCGAGCAATGTAAGAAGAACCAACAATGATGACGATGTTGTCAGCAAGTTCGGCTGCTTTTCTGAAGAGTGAGAGGTGCCCCTGATGGTGGGGCTGGAATCTCCCGATTACAACGGCTGTCTTATATTGTTTTTGCATTGGAGTATATCTCCGGCTAGTTTCATTTGAGAGACAGTCTATCCGTCTCTGTTGTGTATTTAGACTTTATTGATCAACACCATGAATTTTCAAGGTATGACTGATAGAAGGAAGAGCAATCTTTTTTGCCATAATGAGGTCGTTGCGGCGTCCAGAAGCCAATAGACGAAGAACCTTGATCTTTCGCCCAATCATTTTTTGTTTAGTATCAATTTCCTCACCAATCGGTCCATGACCATGACTAAGCCATGCACGACCAGATATTAGTTCTGGTACACCAAGAAGAGATTCCAATTTTAATTGTTCAAATCTAATTGATTTTTTTTGAAAATTTTGTTCAACATAACCTGCGATTTCAACACAAATATATCCCGAAAATGAAGTACCATTCTCCAAAATGTTTGCAATGTGTCGATACATCTTCCGACGTTCAGTCTTGTTCATGACGCTGCAGTCCCTTCTTTGATGTGACGATCATCGAATGTTTCCATCCAATAGATTAAAATAACTGTTGCATCCTTTGCAGAAAGTCCGAACGCACGTTTGAGATATGGTGCTGCACCAAACATATTGGTCACACCAGATTCTATCAGCTTGTCCAGATAGACCAGATGTTCTTTGGTAGTGTTTACCGGCATAATAGCTGTGTTGCTCATTTAGCGTTCCTCGTGATGATCGACGTAAGTGACTTCTTGCTTGTCCATGAATCGCTTGACTTCTGAAAATGAGAACGGTCTGTATTCAGCTTGACCTGTGATCCACGGAGAATCGGAACCTACATCAACAGACTTTCCATGGGGTGCTAGACTACCATGAGAATGACCAAAAAGCAACCAAGCAGAATGGTGAGATTTGTTCCACACACGACAACCGAAGTGAAATAGGTTGATATGTTGACCTTCGACTTTGATTTCCTTGTAGTAATCCATGGACTTGAAATAACCTTTAGCCAAGAGCATTTCCTTGTTTCGAATCAGTTCACGATCATGATTCCCTAGAGTGAGATGAATGTTACCATTCAGTCTCTTTAAAATCTTGACAGTATCATCAATTTTACCAAATGAAAAATCTCCAAGATTATAAACAGTATCATTAGGTTGAACGATAGCATTCCACTTTTGAATCATCTGGTAGTGCATGTCTTCAACGTCCACAAATGGACGTTTAGAATATTCAATTATTCGGTTGTGGTAGAAATGGTTGTCACTAGTAAAAAATATTTTCATTGAATTGTCCGTATTATCATCTTATGTGTAGTGTACCATGATAAATAGAAATATACAAGTCATGATAGGTGGTTATGGACACTTCAACTACATACATTATAGAAAACTGTAATAATTTAACGGCAACAGAGTTAGCGTCTCATTTGAAGCGTGATGTTAGCTCTATACGAAACACATTAAAAAGATTAAATATTTCAGCAAAGAAACATAAATTCAACAATATCGAAATTTTGTTAGACCAGACAAACGTGTCTGCTTATTGGATCGGATTTTTATTAGCGGATGGATGGGTAAGTGGTAATACTTCCATTGCATTAGAATTAGGTAGTAAGGATAAGGAACATATTGAAAAATATGCAAAATATGTTGGTGCAAAAGTTGGTAAATACGTTAGAAACACAAATTTTAAGAAAAATTATACATACTTTAACGTAACAACAAGAAATTGTGAAGTCGTTCCAAAAATATGTTCTAAGTATGATATCAATGAACGAAAAACCACTAATCCACCAAAACTATCATTGTATAACATAACAGATGATCAATGGATTAGTTTATTCATTGGATTTGTAGATGGGGATGGTTGTATTTATCGAACAAAGACTGGATATAATAAAATAAATATACAGATTCATCCATCTTGGAAAAATAACTTAGAATTTTTAAATAAGCGGATTCATGATATTTTAAATCAATCATCTAGGGCCAAAGTGTTAAATATTAACAATGGAACAGTTGCATTGTGTATATCAAAAGAAAGTACAATTCAATGTTTATTAGAATGTGTGCAGAGGTATAATCTACCGATTCTGACTAGAAAATGGTCAAAAATAACACCATCTTTATACATTCCTCCTACCCATTAACCCCACCCAATCCTCTTCGAAGCTGCAACAGCAGCGGTTTCATTCGCATTCCTCAATGAAAACATCCTGTCTGAGTAATACTTTCCAGACTCACCTTGAAAAATTGAATCAGTCATTTCGGAAAATCTCCAGCGCCTGAGAAGTGTCTCATAGTCTGCTGAATCAATCCAAGCTTTTTCTGTATCTGTCATAAATTTTCTCCAGAACTACAAAATTGGTGGGTCGTCCAAGACTCGAACTTGACGTTGGTAGTACCCATCCTTGTTTCTCGGGAGGTTGCGGTAGTCTTTCGACCACTCCCTACGCTTCCAAAGACCTCTCCTACCTAGTGCCCATAACCATACCTATATTGTCACACTTGCAGGATTCCCCACACCAAAGCCCCGCTAACCAAGCCTTGATGCTGTGACAACAGGTCGGCAACGACCCAAATTAAAATTTAACAATCCAAACTAAAAATTTAAATCCTCCAACAAAAATCAATCCAATAACAAAGATAGGCCAGAACATAAGCATTGACGCAGTCCAACTATCAGCTTCCAATTTTCCGTTTAGATTATACATGATCTTCGCTACAATCATAGCACACAGAACCCATAATCCAAGACCAATAAGAAAGTTCACAGTTGAATCCTCTTCCCACTCAGAACATTCACAACACTTGCACCGGGACCGAAAGCGGCCCGCATTTCAAACAAGTCTTCAGCAGAATACACACGAGTCTTCTCACGAGCGACCAGCTGTTCCAAGATCACATCATGAGCAGCTTCCTGCTTCACCAGATCAACCTGAAACTTGTACGCCTCATCAGCAGGTAGAATTTCCAGAACAAATTCACAGAGGTCCATCGGAACCAGATTGGTCATATTCTTCCAGCGAGCAACACCGTCACTCACGATAGCATCTTTTATGACATGATCAAAAGAGCGCTTAGCACAATCACGATGAACTTGGTGTTCAGACTTCCAATCTCGCATATAACCATTGAATTTCATGTGTTCTCCGTGTTGACAGGGACTTGATGAGAAGAATAATACTCTCTATCCAAGTCCCTGTCAAGGACTTTATGCCTCCACCAGCTTCAATTCACGCGGAACCCACTTGTTGATGCGGTCAGTCTGCCAAGCCACATACTGGTCAATCTGCTTAACGGTAGCTTCCAGAGACACAGCCTTCTTCTCATTCAGATGAGCAATGACAGTGTTCACATCCTTGCTATCGACGCTGTAAAGTTCAATCTTCTGATCTTTTCCGTCAACACCGACAAAAGAATAAGTGTTCCAGTGATAGCTACCATCCTGAGAAACATTTTCAACAAACTCCACGTCCACATAACGCCACTGATAGCCACTCGGAACGTAACCAGTTCCATGAACATACTCATGGACCCAAGCTTTCTGTTCGGTCGGAACTTCACGAGCTTTGGCCTGAGCAGCCTTCAGATTATCTTTCTGAATCAGAGCAGCGAAGATGAAATCTTCGACAAGTTCCTTGGAAATCTCCAAAGGAAGCTCATCAGCACCGAGACAGGTGCCAGAGAAGAAACCCCACTGTTTGGTGTAGCCATGCTTCGACAGACGACCATTCGGGAGCTTCTGGACATGACCGCAGCACTGGCATTCACCGATAAACTTTGCGCGATTCTTGTTGGCCATTTCGTTTCTCCTGTTTCTCGACTTGATGAGAGAATTATATGCTCTCTAGAGGCGATTGTCAACAGAAATTTTAAAGTTTTCGGTCTCTAAAATAGCAATAAATCAAGGGTATCAAACCAAAAGACAAGAGTCCACTAACAAACAAAAGAAATCCTTGCCATGCCAATTTATCCATCGCACGGTTCCAATCCTCAACCGAAACATCTTTTTCATCGATGTAAATTTTCATCACGACTCAGTTTCAATTTTGTATTGTTGCTGCCACTTCTTGGCAGCAATAGAATTAATATGGTTACACACCGGCATAATATAGATATGTTGTGTTTTGTACTCTACACTAACGGCATCTACCTGTGTTCGAACGACACCATCATGAAGAACTCCAGTCTTTTCATAAACTTCAATCTCATCAAGAGCTTGAGCTAAAAGTTTTGAATCTTCTTCAAGTTTTACAAAGAACTCGAACCAAGTTTTCATATCACGACACCTTCTTGATCAGACCATTTTCCATGGTCACTTCAGCAAACCATTTGCGCTCATAGGGAGACGGACCAACCACACAGAACTTTCCATTTTCCTTGAATTCAGGACCGAACATTGAAGTCTCTTCATACTTCAGTGCCTGACCGACAGCAGCCTTAAGGTCTTTCTTGGTCTTGTAGCGTGCGCCCATCATGACATTAATCTCCTAAATGAATTGCGAGAATTGTGAAAAAGAGTACAGCGCAGAAGAAGATGATACTAAAGACTTCAGATTTTGTCAACATAAATTATCAACGATTGATCGTAACGAAGTAAGCACCAACAAGATAGGTCAGAATGACCTTCTTGTGTGAACAAGCAAGCGTCAACTTCCACAAATGCTCACGTTTTGTCATACTATTTGCAATATATTGGTTCACTTAATTTCTCCTAATTAATAAGGAACACGAAGTCCAGCAGCCATCCGAGAAACACGAGAAGCTTCAGTTTTTGCAGAACCATCAGCATCGTGCCACCCACGCATCCAAGATTCATTCTGTGCCTTGGAGACAATGCTCAGAGCATCTTTTTTCTCATAAGCACGAGCTTGGTGGACAAACGGACCACCCGGAATCCAAGGAGAATTCCATTTACTTCCAGTATCGAAACCACTCTTGTAGGAATCATTGAGAAATGCAGCATAATCCTCAGAATTTTCCAGAAGATACTTGTAGTAATCGGAAGTGCAGCAAAACTCTTGGTCATATAAAGTTTTCACCAAAGTTTCTCCTTAATTTGATGAGACCAGTATAAACCAAATTTCAAATTTGAGAAGTACCGTTTGTCGGCTTACAAAATTCCTTTCAAAACTTTGCTCAACTTCAATTTATTTCCAGTCAGATGATCAATGACCATGTCGTGTTTGACAGAATAGGTTTTGACCTTATCACCACGTTGACCAGAACCAATATTTTGTTTTCTGTCATTATTTGCTGCGCAGTGAATTTCAGATTCATGCTTGGACTTCAATCGAGCTTCCAGAATTTCAAAGGCTAGGCGTCTATTTTGAGGCTGAGAACGTTCTGTCCTGATAGAGACTGTGATTCCGGTCGGAACATGTCGAATATGACAGGCACTCAAAGTTTTGTTCTGATGTTGACCACCATTACCACCGGCTGTTGTATACCTGATTTCTAGGTCTTTCTCGGAAAATTTATATCCCTTGGTTTCCATTTCCAAGGGATATACATAGACTGTTACTGTAGAGGTCTGCACACGCCCATTACGCTCTGTAGGGGGTATTCGTTGCCATCTGTGCCCACCTGACTCATTCATGAGTCTAGACAGCTTCCTAGAGTCTCCTGATAGTGTTAGTGAAGCAAAGCCTGATGATTCTTCTAGAATCTCAGGGTCAAAGACTCTCCTGCTTGGCATAATTCAGGTAAATCTTGGCCTGATCTTTAACCAATAACTTGGCATCATCTCCGCCCTCGGCTGCTCTGACTTCAATTAAAATTTTGTTCATGATTTTCTACTCGGTTTGTGTGTTATACCTTGTTGATCTTTACTTGGGCGTTTTCGAATAGTTTGTGGATGAGTTACTTTACCTACCCACAATTCTGGAATTTCTATAAGAATGCCTCTGCGCATTCTATAGAACTTACCATCCATTTCTATTCTCTTTGCCATATTTAAAGCTCGATTTGAACAATCTCTCTGACTTGCTTAATTTGATCTTCTAGTGTAGAAATAATCTTATCCTTGATTTCGATAATTTCCTTCAATTGCTTGACTGTTTCTACCAATGATACTTCCTTTGTCTTGACTTCTTCGGGATGCTCAAGATCGTCGGTGTGATAGTACCAACTATCTTGATTACCATAATACTTATCAAATCTTACATGGATGCAGGTGTTTTTAATTCCAATAATCTCACCAACTACACCAACTACACCAATAGTATCTTTCATTGCTTCAGACCATATAACCTTACCACTCATTCGACAAATTCTGACGGTATCGCCAATCTTAAATTCTCGCTTGATGGGTAGAGGAATCTGTGGAGATTTTTCTGGAACAAGTTCGAGTGAACGAGGATCGTAGTAATAACCACGACCGGGACTCAATTTGACATAATATGTCAAACGTGGTCCTCGTGTAGTGGTTATTGTTCCAGTTTCACCGATGGTCTTATCCATCCAAATTTGTTCCCAGAGAGTCCCATACTTCTTGACAATCTTGACTTTATCACCAACTTTAAATTTCTTCTTCATACAGTTTCCTCATAATGAAAGTTCTTGGAAACACCCTTGATCAAATAGTCCAACTGGACTGGAAGGATGCGCTTGTTTTGAAGTATCAAGTGCTCGAAATTATTCAGAGTGAACGGCTTGAACCTCAAAACCATACCACATTCAGACAACAGTCGATCACTCTTTTTAGTGTTGCATTGCTTGCATGCGGTCACACAGTTGTTCCAAGTGTTTTGACCACCCTTTGAAGTTGGAATAACATGATCCCTAGAAAGTTTACTAGAAGCCATGTAGACATGCCCACAATAAGCACATGTGTGATGATCACGCAAGAACAAAATTCGATTGGTCAGTGCAGGCGCACACTTCCGCTTTCTAGCAGACTGATCATCTACTGCAACAACTGGATACAATTCAAACTGTGAGGTAGTTCCATCCTTGCCTGTACCTCCTGTGAGGTCAATAGGATCACCCAGACGCCAGATCACCTTATCGGTGAATTCAGCTACCACAATATCTTGCCACTTTGACCAAGCGCACGGAGAGCCTGATTTGTCCAATTTTAAAATCATTGGCAAATGACCACTCTTCTTCTCTGCTTCGTGGAACTTCTTCACTTCAAATGTTTCCTTTGTTTACTTCCGCTCGTAGTTCAGGAACGACCAGACCGACAGACCAGTAAATTCCGCGTCAGTTCCAGCCATGAACATACTGACACGCCTCATCCAAGGCCGGAATTTAATGGAAGTACAGCTGCGATCATCCATGTCATGGCAATATTCACCACCAACACTCGGATGTTCCATCCCACATTCTTTTGCCCACTGAGCAATCAGACAGTTGATAGTGCTGCCAAATTTAAACTTAGTGGTTGAATTCTTTCCACAAAGCCAATCACGCATTGCCGACTTGGTGTTGAAACGCTTGACATCAAACATGATATTTCTCCTGATTAGGAATATTTCTTGATAAAAGCGACCAGATCGACAAGTTCGTCAAACTTGTTCTCGTCCAATGCCACACGAGCCAAAGTACGAGCCTGTTCGACCAGATCAACATTCTGACTCACCAGATGATAACCATAAGCAGCCATCTGGGCCTTAATCTGGGTAAATGTGAAGTTATCATTGAATGTCAACTCTTGAACTTCGTTGTTCTCCACAAAATCCTTGGCTTCCTTCAGGCTACCCAAAGGACTACCGTAGGCAACTTCACGAATGTACTTGATGGCGCTGATAAAATTGGCAGAGTCGCCAACATTCTTTCCACCATGCTTAATTTTCATCGTCTTCATAAATTTCTCCGTTGGTTTGTTGTGATTCAGTAGACGTATATTAAACCAAATTTTAAAAATTTGCAAGACCCGGTTTCATAGTTTAAAGCTTATCCAAAAATATAGCAATTCCACGAGTAGATGGACGTTGAACAAACATCTTAGACGTGATTCTATACTGGAATCGAACGGAATTCTTCTTTTTTATCAACTTTGTGATTCTCTGTTCCTTGAGAAGTGCCCTGAATCCATTATAAGCAGTCTTCTTATCAAAGCCAGATTTCACAGCATCTTGTACCGTAAGGCGAGTTCCAGCATGAAATTCGCTAGCCCACTCATAAAACTTTGTAACTTTCATCTTCATAAAAACCCCTTAAAGGTCCAAACCCGGTTGTTCATCACCCATTAAACGTCCTTCAATGTTGCCTGCAACACAAACACCAGCAAAGAGGACACCAAATGCTGCAAGTCCAACAAGTTGAATGGTGACACCAACAAGACATTTTGTAAATTTGAACATTTCAAATCTCCTTGACAATTTCCAAATTCTTGGTAAGAGGATAACATGCATCTTTGTCACCGTCAAGCAAAACTTGAGTAGAGGTCAGATGACGCCCTTGATTGACAAGGACAGTGCCTTTCCGATTCTTCCACAAATCGTGGTTTCCGATGTATTTGACTCTGTCATTTTCTTTGAACATTTCAAATCCTCCTTAAAAGCTGTGCTTCAGCAGGGTGGTACGAGCAATCTTCTGCCAATCTGCAGTCGTCTTCAAAAATCCAGACAGTTGGATCACGGTGCGCAGGGACACATAACGCAACTTGGTCTCATTCGAAAGCATCCAGTCCATGATCTGAGAAGCTTCATGCACTTCCAGACCAAGATCAGTCCGCATGGTGCTGGTAGCCATGACCTGTTCGATACGGATAAGAATCTCTTCCGAAGAATGAATCCCAAGGTCCAAAAAGACCGCACGACTGAGAAGAGCTTTCATGTGAGGGGCCATTTTTCCACCCTTCTCACAAACACGAACCATGTCGCAATTTGTCAAAAATACAATTTGACCGAAGTATTCAAACTGGTTCGGAATGCCAGCATCCGCCAGATAGGTAGACATCTTCATCCAAGAAATCTCACGCTTGGTGCTGGAATCCAATGCACCCTTCAGGATGTTCATGGTCTCTTCATCACCGAACACGTCAGCATCATCCAGAATGATGATCTGGCCCTTCTCACGATTCTCATAGATCGCAATGTAGAGGGAGATAGCCGAGATGCTGCCCTTGATCGTAGTGACCTTGTTGACCTTACCAGAGCGCACAGCACCTTCTAACTTCTGTTCCAGAGTGTAGCTCTTGCCGACGCCAGCAGCGCCAGAAACGATCAATGAACGAGTGTTGCCACTGATGATTGAATCGGACAGGATGTCCATGACTTCAAAACGCTCATTGATCAGGACAGCCTTTTCACCACGAGTCATCTTTGAGGTGATCGGCTGAATCTGTTCGATTTCCGGCTCTTCATTTTCTTCGACCACGACCGGAACGTCTGACAGGCTGTAGAGAGCACGAGACAGCTTCTGTAGACCACCCTGAGAAGCCCTCCAATACAGAGTGCCACCCAGAGACTGAAGTTCGGAAGTAGTGACCTGTTCACCAAACTTGGTGCGCAGCTGGTTCATCTCTTCGCTGGTAATTTTAACAGACATCTAAGTTCTCCGTTGGTTTGGTGTTGACTTGATGTGTGTATAATATTTCAAATTTGAAGAGTTTGCAACGAAAAGTTTTCTATTAAAATTTGAAGTTTTATAAAAACTTTTTATCTTCTACCAATCAACCGAAGTTCATCAACTTCTTCTTGTTTGAGAATATTCATTGACCTTTCAACTTAACTTCATCATCACCAGTGAGATAAGAATCAATAACATCTGGTGTATTACATTCATCCTGAAATCGTTCGTTCCAGTTGAACTCATAGGATATGTTTGGATTTTCACCCCATCCACGACCAGATGTCCCGAGAGTGATTGTCACATCATATTGCTTACACAGAGTGACCAAACTCTCAAAGAAAAGTTTCTGACGCTGATTGACGACTGAGATTGTCATATCACTTCGCCGTGTTCACAAAAGATTTGTTCCACTTACCAAACTGCAGATAGGCGTAAAAATTCACACAAAAGTAATCACTCTGGCTATCGCTGTGATCGTAGTTATCAGTATTGATGGCAGCGATAGCAGCCTTGACAATTTCCAGAGTCTTACCGGAGAAGACGTTTCCGGGATAGTAGGTATTCAGCTGATAGCTATTCAGATTCGCAACAGAAGTCGGATGCGTTCCAAACTCAACCATATCACCAGCCGGAATCGGAGCAGACTTGACGGTCATGGTGATCGAACTCTGATCACAGCGAAGAGAGTACTTCCAGTCCTTCGGCATGACCAGCTTGAGAGCAGCTGCGATCTTTGCCTTCTTCTCTTGATTCATGTAATCCATTTCGTTTTCTCCGTTCGATTCCTGATTTGATAGAAGAATTATATACCAGAAACAGACTTGGTGTCAACAACAAAAATCTTAACGATTTCAACAGCCTTATTAAGATATTTCTGTTTGGTTCGGTATGATAGAGAATCCCATTTTCGATTTTTTGGTGCAAGAAATTTTGCAAGAGTCATGACAATTGCAGCATGATAAAATTCGATATCGGCGTTGTTCATGTCTTTTCTCCGTTGATTTCTCGACTTGATGAGAGGATTATAGAGGAAATTTTGATTTCTGTCAAACTTTAAAATCTGAATGAAATCAATAGATTACAAAATCTCCACAATCTTTCCAACCAGAGCACCATTACCGACAGTTCCATTGCCATCACTGAAAAGTGTAGGAGCGCCATTCAGCCAGTGAAAGACTTCCTTGCCAACAGAAAGCTTCTTGTCCTCGCTGGAAATGTGTGCAGCAAAGACGGGACGAACTTCACCATCCCACATATGCTGAACCAGACCCATACGGCGAGCCTTGTAGGCAGTCCGTTCATAAGCATGTCCAAAGAGGAACTGAAATGCACCACAATAAACAGTTCCACGAGTACCGTCCTTAAATTCAACCACAACTTGCTTGACAAGACGCGGCGACTTCAGGCCATACATGTAAGTAGACATTTCGTGTTCTCCGTTTGGTTTAGATACTGTGAAACTAGTATAAACAAAATTTAGAATTCAACAACTACCGTTCGTCAGTTGTGACAAACACTCAATCTCTCAACATTTCCAGATGGATCAACAGGACGATAATCACACTGTTCACCATCATACCATTCGTTGACTTCATTCCGTGCATAATCGACTACAAATCGAACCTGTCTTCCAGTCCAATGGCTGGTGACATTGATTTGTTTAGGAAATTTTTTATTGGTCTTTGAACTATGACACCAAAGAAATCCGTCTTTTTCATACCAAGACATGTCTGTCAACATGAGATTAACAATTTCGTCTAACATCTTTGGTCTCCAAAATATAGGGAGATTATACGACGAATTTTTAAATTTTGCAACTTTAAAAGTCATTCTAAATTATAGTGTCAAATGTAGGTAGACCCATTCACTTGGAGGATCAACTTTGACTCTCTGTAGACGACCAGTATTCAAATACCAGCTACCATCGGCAGTAAGTTCAAGGAAGGCATAGTCAAAATATGATCCAACATGACAGCCACTTTCATAACGAGCAAGAACCAACTTTTCTTTTTCTGGAAGACGCTCTTTGGTTCGAATCCAACTAGTTTCTGGAACGTGATCTTTGAATTGATTTTTAAACCATTCAGTCAAATCTACTTTCATCACTCTCTCCAAGTCAGATATGAAATCTTATCTGACTCTTTTGGTGTTTCTCGGTTAGTGGGACCGATGTGTCTGAATAGAAATTCGAGAAGCTTTTTAAACATGCGTTTTACTCTTGACCAACGACTTGTAGGAATGTATGGAGCGTAAAAGAATCCAGAGTCATGAACTTCTTTTACTTTCAATTTGGTGTAAATTTCTTCAGATTCCACCTTTCAACCTCTGCATCCACTCGGCTGCATCTACAAATTCAATCCGCTTTCCACCATCATATAGATTTAAAAGTGTAGCATAAAATCCCTGAAGCTTGACAGATTTTTCGAGTGCATTCATCAGTTCATCAATCCGCTCTTGAGCTAGTTGAAGTTGATCAGATAAATTTCTAACTTCTTCTGTTTCAAATAGATGAACTTCATGTTTTCCAATGGCAATGGCACGAAGTTGATCTACAAACCCACCTTCCAATTTAATAGTCTCAAGACCGTACACACGTCCGATAGTATTCAGTGTAGAAATAAGTTCATTAAGACGTTCAATGGCGAAAAGTGCGTCTTGAGCAGTCATCGGTTTCACTTCATTCATTTCAATATTCCAAATCAACTAAAAATTCATGTCCACATTCTGGACAGACGACTTCCATTCCTGTGGTCTTGGGTGTTCCGTGTTCGGCTATCTTTAAAGTACTCCCATCAAAGAAATCTGGATAGTTCAATAGATTAACCCATTCTTTACATCCGGGACAGTCACAATTGAGTTCGACTGTCCATGTTGCTATGGTATTCACATTTCACCTTGATACACAACTTCTGGTGTCTTCTTTATGATATTTTCACGCCTAGAGCTAATATATAGTTCAACTCTACCTTTACAATAAAAAAATACCTCGTTCATTATCTTCATACTTGGAAGCATATAAATTTGATGTTCGTGATTCATTATGATTATAAATGCTAAGGTAATCCCAACCAGAAAATATCCACCACCCACTTTTAATTTGTGGGTATAATTTTCCATCCTCTTTTAAAATACGCCATTGCATGATTAGACAGCCTCTGGCTCGTATTCTTCTCTTGGTTCTCGACGCTTCTCGTACTTGTCTTTCTTGACCTTCTGAGCAGGACGAGGAAGGATCGTTACATTCCCTTCATGGTCCATAATAACAGGAAGACCACCTGCTGCAAGATTGAGACATTCTTGTGCAAAGGAATGGGAGTGGACCTTTAGAAGGGCTTTGGCACGCTGTTGAATATATAGTTTGTTCATTTTTATATTATATCACTATCTGGTTCTGAATTCAATACTCCATCAATAATACACGAAAACCCTTTAGTTAATTTTATTGTTTTCATCCTTCTCCTTCTTCATCGCAAGATACTTCCCATATGCTTCACTCTTTGGCTGAGTTAAACCTAAACCTTTACACCACCAATCATTTCTTAATAGAACTTTACACATCCGACGCCATGATGGTGCCCATTGTTTATCCTCTAAAACTTTTGGTGCCTCGTCTGGAATACCATCGACATAACCACGCCCTTTCCACCCTTTTATAAATCCCCTAAATCGTTCAATATAGTGCTCTTGAGTTTTCTTTGGCATCGAAGAAAGAAGAAGGTTGCAGAATGATTTCCATGTATGCCCATCTGGTTTATAAATTTTATTATAACCAGTAATATTTCCATTTTCATTGATATAAAGAGCACCAGAATTTACTCCATTGACTCTGGCAATCAGCTTAAACCACGTCTGAGGTTCCAGTAGATGATAGAGCCATAATCCGCGTCTCTGATCATCACCATAAGGTTGACAAAGTCTTTGTTGAGATATTGGAACACCAGCTTTATGCATCAGGTCATAGATTGGATTATGAATCTTTTCTGGAAACTTTGCATGAAATCTCCAAATATCTTCTGTCTTCCAATCATAGATCGGGTACACATTGTAAAGTTCATCATCAATGTGTGTTGTGAATCTCTTATTTCCATGCATTCTCTTATCACTTAATGCAATGGTTCTGAATCGATTTAATGACTCATCGGCGCGAATGCCAACAAACCCACCACAAGATTTTCCATCTGCATACCAAAGCCCCCACATGACCATAAATTCTTCAAATTCCAATCCATCTTGAAAAAATGGATAATAGTTGATATCAGAAATTCCAAGTTTAGGAAGGTCACGAACCCAAATTTCCTTGTTTTCTGAATCCCAACACTTCCATCTTGGTGTATAGTTTGATACTGCATTTCGTAGAAGCATCGGAAGGCACACCCAATGAAGTTCAATATGGTCTTTGTATGTTTCTACCATTTCTTCTATATGTTTTATGGTAGCTGAATATTGTGCTTCCAAATCAATAATCAAAAGCGCAACTTTTCTACCGCGCCTGATAGCTTCTGCCATAACCAAGTGAGTCATGACAGAAGAATCTTTTCCGCCAGAAAACGATATATAAAGTTTTTCAAAATTATCAAATGCATACTTAACTCTGCTAACAGCAGCTTCATATACATTAACATCTTGATTGTATTGTTTGATTCCCATATCAATATAAATTTGCCTGAGTTTTTGACTTCGAATCTTCTAGTGATTTTGGTTCTTCACCGCGTCGTGTTAGCCATATATTAAGATACTTCAATGCCGTTTTATTTGCTTGTTCTTGTTCAGTTTCTGTAAGTAAATTGAATCCACCTCTGTAATCTGATGGTATCCCCTTAGCATAGCATAAAGAAGCCTGTCCTAGCCATGCTATTCGATTCATGTTTTCATTGGACAAGTAATGTTCGCATGAATTTTTCCAAGTATCAATGACACCTTGGAGTGCTGCCTCAAATTCTTCTGTATTGGTTAAAAGATTTTTATAGATTGATTCACAATCTTCATCTGTCAATGACTTATCTTTTGGTCTGGATTCGTAAAATCCTGCTGGATAACATTCCCACTTTTCCCATGTATGAAATATTCGTTTCATTATCAATCACTCAATGGCGTAAAGTTTTCTTCCATGTTTTCAATATCCCATGACTGAGAAAAATCTTGGTCTTGGAATAGTTCAGAAAGTCCAGTGATCTGACAGAGTCTAAGAACTTCTTCAGCATCCATCCCAAGATTTTTGCAAATTTTCTCATCAGACCAATTTCTACGCTTCAATTCAATCACAATATCAGACATAGCTTCAACTTGATGCTTTCCTCTTGCTCGATTATGGCGAATAGTTGATGCCATTCTATTGGTAAGATCAGCCTGACTTTGTTTGATTTTGACAATCGGTACATGTCCATGAACCCTAGAACGAACATCCTCGCATTCTTTGTTCACTCTGGTTCTATGAAATCCATCCACAACTTCATATTTGTCATTTTCTGGATTTGTTACGACAGGCTGGGTATAACCATCAGCCATGATTGAAACTCTCAAGAGTTCCATTTCTGGTGGTGCTACGGAATTAGGATTATAATCATTCGCATGCACCAAATCAGAATGAACCCAAAGAACACAATCAATTGGTTCATTTTTTAATGGACTGTACTGGTGAACAAGCAATCTCAAATCATTTATTGCGTTAATCCGTTCCCCTACAGATTTATTTTCAATAGAAACAAGATATTCTTCCACAACATTATGTATATTATTCATAGTCCATATCTTAAAGCATGAAACTCAGAAAATCAAGCTTTAAATCCTTGAAATGATGTCTTCCCAATCAATGATTTGTGCCATGCCTGACGAGCATGATGTTGGTCGGCTAGACGTTTGTTGCCAACTTCATCGTGCATATGAGATTTTGTATGATACATTCTCATGTGATAATGGTGCTTTGCCAATTCTTCATGTTGAAGATCATGGTGTGTCTGTTTTTCATGTGGCATTGTAGTTTCATCATGAAGCATTCTATAAGATCGAGCATTTTTAAAATGATCCAAGGCTTTTTCCAGATGCTTCATATGTTCTGGAAGTGGATCATAGGCTTCATTTTCATTTAAAAATTGACGTAAAGTTTTCATCTTGATCCAGTTCCATGTTGAGCAACAAAGTCATGTAGCTTGATAGGTTTGTGAACACCTACAGAAGGCGCTATAGAAGCAGCTGTGTGGTTCATAGCCGCTGGATGTGGCTCACTCTTAGGTGAGGCACCTTTACGAGCAATAGCGACGTGTCCACCAGCTTCTGGACGAACTGCAAAGTTTCCTGCACGCTCTAGATTTGGTCCACCACCCTTCAATCGAAGACCAGCAATGACGCCCTCATGATGAGGAACTTCATTATAAGCCTTATCTAGATGTCTGTGATCATGTGGATCACCGTCAATGACTCTATATTTCTTTCCAGTCTCTTCATCATGAACATGACTTGGGAGTGCTGAATCGGCTGCGCCTCTTCGTCCCTGTTTGACAGCAAAGACCATGGATGCAACACCACCTTTATCCAGATGCTGTCTAACCTGATGCCAGTTGGACGTAGGGTGGTTTAATCCAGTAGAAGAAACAGTCAGATGATAATTTGAAGGGAGACTTTTGTTTTTGGTTCGACCAGACAATTTTGTATAATCATAGAACTGAACGTCATGGTGCTTCTTGAAAAGTTCTGGTGCAAGATGTTCATGTGGAATATCAGAAGCAACATTCAATCTGACAGCAAGTTTCTTTCCTTCCTTGTGAGCCGCAGTTTTTGCACCAGTGATTTCCTTATCTAGTCCAGCATAGAAGTGGGCAGGATGATTCATGGCAAAATGAGTTTTTGCAATACGAGCATTTCTGGTTCCAGACATGACAGCACGACCAGCCGATTTTCCGAGACAAGAAGCTTTACATTCTGGTGTTGCAGCAGGACAAGTATCAATTCCAGACATGGTAGATGGTGCTAGAGAAACACCGAGTGTCTTATAGATTGGAATTTTCTTGGCATATTTTCCAAATTTTGGATTGGACTTTTCATTACCCATAAACTTACCAGACTTAGCGAGTTTAGGATTGGATGCTTCTGGACCTGTGATTTTGGCACGCATCTTTCCAGCTTCTTTCTGCATGTGTCCCTGAAGTTCTGTAGAGGATGAAAAATACTTCTGGGCACCAGCACGCATTTCCCTCCAGTTTGGATTGGTATGAGCTTCAGTCTGTGCAACGTCTTCATTCATCATAGCGAATCTATCACCAAAATTCATTTCTTCAAATATAACTTCATCGTCCTCAAGGATCAAATCTTCTTCTGAAATATGTGAGAAATCTTCCAGAAGAAAATAGGTCTCTTCTAGAGGTTCGTGCTGTTCATTGAGAAATTGTCCGATTGTCTTCATTTAAAATTGTCCAGTATGTATAGCAGTAGAGTGTCCCAACGCAGAATCCAGATACTTTCGACTGATGGTTCTGGATTCCAAACCTTGATGGAGTGGTGAATGCTTCATATGTAGATACATATGAGCATAATGTTCTCGCATATTTCGGTGATATGCTTCTGGATTTCCAGCATTCTTGGCTTGGGCTGCAGCAGAATGAAATTTCACAGCATGATAGAGATGATCAATTGCAGTATCATTGTCAATCTTTGGTGATGATCTATCACGAGGATGAAGCTGAGCTAACTCAACATCCTCTGTGATAGATTGGAGAAATTGGGAAAGTGTTTTCATGTTTATTATGCTGTCCCAATTTTATCTGAATGATCGACTGCAGCATCCAAATGAGCCATCTTTTCTTCATAGTTACGACGCCCACTCAAAACTTCATTATTATCCAAATGGTGGTACATATTAGTATGAAAATCTCTCATACCACGATGATAATTTTTAGTGTCATTTTCCGATTTTGCTTTCACTGCTGCTCTATGAGAGTCAACGGCTTGATATAAACGGCGTATAGCATGATCGTGGATGAGTTCTCTATTTTTATCATGAGACTCACTTTCACCCAATCTTCCAAACTGGTTTCGAGCAGAATCAACATCTCTTTCCAGACGCTTTTCGTAGTCATTCACTTCATTACTTTTGACACCCGGAAGACGACCAACACCATTGAATTTATTATAGCGAGTGAATCTCCCTTTAGAAGGCTTATTTCTGAACGGAGAAGCACCTTCTGCAGCTGGTGATAGTGTTCCGTTATCCTCTGAGATTGTCTGTACAAATTGCTCTAAAGTCTTCATTTTGTTGTGGTCCTGTATTGATTTTGTATTTATCAATTTCCATGATTGCCATGAATAGCAACACCATGACCGGCTGGAATGACATCAGTTCTCTTCGGAAGGATCAAACTTTTGTGCATCTTCTTCAAATCACTAAAATCATGTTCATCATAGTAAGGTTCCAAATCCAGTTGTTTTGGTGCATCACCAGCAGGATCACTTCCAATGTGTTTGATCCAGACATTCATAAATCGATTATAGTCATTCCAGTCCACTCTCTCAGAGATGACATAGTCTCTCTCAATTCTCAAGGCAATCTGATGCCCAAATTGGTAAGGGAGTCGATAGGTAGACAATAGAAGTTTTTCGATTACTTCGTGACAAATCAGGAATCTGTCTGTAAGAATGATTCGACCATTCTTCTTGTATCCACGAGGCATCCTTCTATCGATGAAAAATACTTTTCCATT